CTTTACTCATCAAGCCTTTACTATCTTTTGTTGCTTCCGGTAATAGTCCTCCCACGGTGGAATATCATTACAAAATTGTATGAAAAAATCACCGTGGGAATATACTATCTAAAATTCTGCTAATTGTTTAGCACTAGATAAATCAATTTCATTAGTAACATTCATTATAATTTCTGATGATTGAATCCCAAATAATAGTTTATTAAAACTATCATACATGGAATCAAAACTTATTCCGGTAAGCTGTTCGAAAAGCCCTTCTTTCAGTTCTTCGAGGTTTCCGGCCAGATCTGCATATTCACCTAGTGCATCAACGACACCATTCCCATAGCCTCCTTTCCCTGAATCGGCCATTTTCTGCCACAAGTCCACATTCTGACGTAATAAATCCATTTGCTCCGGAGACATCTGCCACAAGGAATCTGTACCTGTGAACTCTGCCATGACATTTTCCCGAATCCATTGTATGTCACTTTCCGACCAACCCATGTAATAGGCCCAGCTATGATGCTTACTGTGATAGCTGGCATTGGCCTGCGCTTTTGCAAGAACATTCTTGTTGTATTCCTCCTGATACTTGATGGCCTTATTGTACTCTGCTACGGATTTCTCGCTTCCCTTGCTGGACTTCATTTCTTCTGTAAGGGATTCGATGGCAGACTGCAGCTTTTCGTTTCTGTCCGTGAGTCTGTTGATTGTATCCTGCACCTCTTTTTCGTTTCCTCCAATACCGAAGAGTTTGCTGAATCCTCCGAAAGTCAGGGTATCCCATATTCCACCTACAGACTTAAAGACACTACTGAATATGTTACCTACGAAACCATCCAATCCCTGTGTCCCGATGGCATCTAAAAGAGAAAATGCAGCTCCAATTATACCTCCAAGTTTCTCGCTCTCTTCTGCAAATATGTCTACTATATTTCCGGCCAAATCACCGACCTGAGAGAGGGAAATTTCAGAGTTTAAACCAAGCTGGGTAATGACGTTTGACAATGTGACAAGGTTGCTTGTCGTTTTATCTGTTGACTTTTGTACATTGACCTGAGCGTTCTGCTGTCTTTTCTGGGCATCATTCAGTTTCTTCGTGGCCGCTTCTTTCTGTTCATCTGTTCCGCTTCTCATGGCTTCGTTGTATTCCTCCTGAGCTTGTGACAGTTCTTCCTGTGCCTTGGCCAATTCGTTTAACTGTTCGGGTAGGTCGGCCAACAATCCTCCTTTGTCGATAAGAGTTGACTGGATGTTGCTTAACGCCTCGTCAATGACCTTCTTCTGGTCAACAGCCATATTCTTGTATTCTTCTGAGTTCTTGAAATCCCTAAGCTGCTGTTTTACCTTGTTCAAGGATTCTTTGGATACCTTGTCCAAATCACCGAAGATAAGTTCCCAATTGATTCCCTGTTTCAGCTTCTCAAGATCAAGGGAGGAGAGTGCCTTATCCATTTCTTTCTGGAGTATGTCCTTGTCTCCCTGGGTAGTAGCCTCTGAGATTTTACGGGTGTACTCGGCTATGATTGCATTACGTTTCTGCATGAACGTACCGTAGCTTTTCAGGTAACGTTCGTTGGCCTCGATTGCAGCTTGATTTTCAATTTCTGTAATTTCGGCCAGCCCTTTTTCACGTGACTGCATGGCATTAGACGCACGACTTCCTAATACTTCCCGCTGTTCAGACGTAAGCTTTCCTCCTTGCGCATCTTCCCATTTTTTTCGCTGTTTTCTAATTTCGTCGATTTCTCGCTGGTAATCCAGCTCAATCTGTCTACGCTTCTTTTCAGAACCTTCTTCCATCAAGTTGATTTCTTCCTGCTGATTGCTCCTGCGAAGCTGAAGGAGTTCTTCTGCAAGCTGTTGCTGCTCCTTCTTTTGTCGCTCGGCATCTTTGTTGATAATTGTTCTGTAATCAAAAATTCCTCCTTTTTTTATTTCATTTAAATACGTGCTTTGTGCTTCTTCTGCATTTTTTAATGCATTACTTTTCTCATTCTCCGCTTGTGCTAATGCAGCATTATACGCAAGCTCTGCAGGATCACTTCCATATTGATTCTTTTTACCTCCGCCAAAGAATTGATAGACTTTTCCACCAGCTCCCCAAGTTGGTCTATATGATTCAATTCCATTAGCTTTTATATCTCTAATTTTTTGTTCTGCTTCCATTGCTTTTTGTATGTAAGACTGGGCTTTGGCTTGAGCAAATAAAGAATTAATATAAGCGTCTCCTTTATTAATCAAAACATCATACCATTGCGCCAAATTGTTATAAGCGCCAAATATTGAGCCATATTTTGAATTTAATTCATCTATTTTTTGTTTCTCCTGTTCTTTTGTGCCATTGAATTTTTCTATTGAAGAAATAATTCCATTAAGCTCCATTCTCGTTTTGATTTGAGTCGCATAAGCATTTTTCTCTATCTCATTCAACTCTATCAACGTTTTTTTCATTTTTTCCGCGGCTGACTCTCCAACTATAATCCTCTTAGCCCATTCCCAAACCTTATCTCCGTGAACCGTAAGCAAAGTAATACCTACCATTAGTGCAGATTGCCAGCTAAATAATGATGACACAACTTGTTTCCAAACAGGAATACCTTTTTGTCCGGAGACTTTTAATTCTTCATTGGCTGCCTTTGCACGCTTAATTTCATCTGTCAGAATAGGCAGGTTATTTGAAATAGCCAAGAAAAACATATTTAATCCCATCGCAGCGGATGGCAATTCTCTCACAATCTGCTGGACGGACATATTCAAGCCGTTATATCCTTTAGCGTAATTCCCAACATTCCTTTGGTGATTCCCTATTGTAGCATCTAGTTCCTTAATTTTCGCATCTGCCTGCTGAATAGATGCAAGCAATTCTTTTCCAAATGGTGAATTACGTTCTTCCTCTGTCAATTCACGATAAGCTATCCTCATACGTGATAACGACTGAGAAATCCCGTTCATTGAAGTTGTTGCGGAATTATCTAATTTGACATTATTCATTAATGTCTGCCGTACATCAGACAAAGCCGCTTTGTGTGTCAGTAACGAGTTGTTGAGTTGTTCTAATCGTTTTTGCTGTGTGTTTGTAAGCGTCGAATTACCTGTCTGAAATTTGGTGAGTTTCTTTATTTCCTCGTTAATCAAACGGATAGCATTCTGTTCATCTATCATCCGCTTAATGTTTTGAGAACGTGTTCCCATTACGGAATCTATTTCTTTCGCCAATTCATCATAAGCCTTGGCCTGTGCCTGTACATTTGCTGTGCCTACATTATTTAATGAAACGTCAGCATTTCCATTATCAGGCTTTGTATTCATTCCAGCTGCCTTTGACAGTTGTTCTTGCGCCTTGATTATCTTTTCTGAGGCATCATTGATGCGTTTGGTTGAACTCATAATTTTTCCTTCCGCTTCACTAACCTTCTTAACCAAAGCATCATATTTTTTCATCAACGACTGTAGTTGGGCTTCCATTCCTTTTGCAATATCAATTTTCACATTGACATCTATGTCCTTCAATGCTTTTTTTACATTCTCGATTTCCGCTTTCAGTTGTCTTAACTTCTGAATATCAGTACTTACATCTGAAAATATACCTGCCATATCATTTTATATTAAGTTTCTTATTAATATTTCGTTCCGCAAATAAGACCCCATTTGTTAGTATCACTTCAAACCCTTTACTTTCCACATAGCTCGCATATTCCATTCCATTGGCCAAATAAAGTCCGTCTTTGGGCTTTTCAGAATAGATAAGCAAATTCTCTGTTTTCTTCACTGCATCGGGATGGGAGCCGTCCGTTTCCACCCACATATCCACAATCTGACCATTGCGGACAACGCACCCACCGTTTGCATTGGCAAGGTTCCCAGTCCTGTTTTGAAATGTCTTTTGATTCTTTGCGTTCCGTGTCGCATTCCTGCTAACTTCTGAAAGAACAGAGAAGTACGCATCGTCAATCCGTTCCTGAAGTTCGTCCAATCCTGAAATATCACCCTTAAATCGCATATATAAAAATCTGAATATTAATGGTTTGAAATTACTATTCATTTCATTAACATTCAGATTTTAGAGGAATGAATACCGAACAAATAAACTATTGTTGCGTATTTATGTTTTTTCGATGTTTTATTCTACCATTAGCATATTCTTTCCGCTTATAGATATGGCTATTATCACCTGTTTCTAATACAGTTTTTATCGCTTCTTCAACCCATTTTTTGCCAAATTCTTTATATCTGTTTCGCAAAGTATCTTGAGATAGATTTAACCGTTGCGACCAATCATGTATAGTTAAAGATTTATTGCCAACAGTTATAAAGTCAGATTTATATTTCTGCCTTACATTTTCACTTAAAGTTACCCATCTGCAATTCTTAGGCTCATAATTGCCATCTGAATTTATTCTGTCTATTGTAAGATTTTCTTTATAACCGTTTACTATTGCCCAATCGCAAAACTTCTGAAAATCGTTTAGCCATTCATCACAAACACTAACACCTTTTTTACCATAATTTTTATATGCTTTTCTTGTAGGATTGCAACAGCGTTCTTTCATCTTAGACCATATATTATACAGCCTTGTATGTGTTTTACCGTGTTTTATATTAGTTTCTTTTGTTCTTTCCACATTTAAGCAGCCACAACTTTTAGTTATGCCACTATGTAAATTGCATTCTCTGGCGACTATCATCTTACCGCAATCGCATTTACATTTCCATAATGCAACATGATTACTTGCGAATCCAACGTGTTTTAAAGCTATCAATCTTCCAAACCTTTGACCTGTAATATCTTTTATATCAAACTTTGAACACCCACAACTCTTTGTTATCCCATTTCTCAAATTACTTGAACGAACAACACAAGTTTTGCCGCAATCGCATTGGCAAAGCCACTTGAAATGCTTGTCTTTATCATCAGATTTTCGTTCTACCTGTTTTAGAACGACAAGTCTGCCAAATCGCAAACCTGCCGTTATTTTAAATGCTTCTCTCATAATCAAGCTGCATCTTTACCCAAAAACTTATTCACAAAGTAAACTTGACCTTTACCTGTTACTTTTGTGGTTGTAGAAACAAGTATTGAACCATCTGGCTTGTTTATTGTCGTCTGCTTCAGTTCAAACAGTCCTAAATCCATAGACTTTTGTGTGGGCTGGTTGTAATATTGCCCTTTTGAGCATAAGTAGCCATTTTCACGCATCCAAGTGAACAAACGGTTCTGACCTATATTCACGCCATTCTGTTGCAATATCTTTGCAAGCTCGGCTACCAAGCATGAACGTTGAGAAGTTGAAACTGCATCAGCAAATAGGACTTTAGGTGCATTGGACTTTATTGTTTGTTCTGCAAGTTCTGCCTTTTGTTCGGCTTCAATTCGTTTCTGCTTTTCTTCTTTCAGGTTGGTTGCAAGCCGAATTAAGAAATCAGGTGAGGTCAAAGCCTTTTCAAGCGTTTCTTGTGTCATGTATGCACCATGCTTGCGAATTGAGGGTAGAACTTCATCACAAACCCAATCTTGAAATTTTTCTGCATTGGGCAGTTTTGATTTCATTGTTAATCTATAAACTTCGCTCTCTTTGCCATATTTTATAGGTTGTATACCACTCTGAGTAGGGGTTTCCAAAACAGTAACCCCCTTGCAATGGTCTATAACCGCTTTTGCAGGGTTTGAATAGCCAAGTGCTTTTGCTACATCTGCCAAGCAAAATAACGGTTCATCATTCTCATTCATAGTAATTCTCACCTTTCCAAATTGCTCATTTTGGAAAATCTGGATTTTATTCATATTTTTGTCCAAATTTGAAATTTGACATATCCCCATTGGCAGCTCAGTCACTTCCGCCTTTGGGGATTTTATTTTGACTGAATTTGTAGCAAGCTGGGATTTGAACCCATGCACACCTGAATGGCTTGCCTTGACCTGTCACGCCTGACATATAAAAAGGCAAATCTTATAAGAGGTCTAAAGTGGCTGTTTACCCCTTGAAAGAAATGCCTTGAATATCTTTGTAACGCTACAGCCACGAAGCGCATTTTGTTCTAAAGCAAAGTTACCAACCGCCAAATATTTGTCCTAAAGATTACCGTGTTTAGAACAAACATTTGGCTGATTGTTTCAAAATAATTGTGTGCAGGTAAATTATCGGTGGTGGTCTGATAACCGTTATATCCATTTTTACTGTTTCAATGACTCATTAATAAGACTTTGAAGTTCTTTTAGTTCTTCTTCTGTTAATCCATATACATTACCTAGTGCAGATGGATTTTCAATTCTCAAAGCATACTTGACATTATCCAGTTGCTTTTCTTTAGGCAATACTGCTAGTTTAAATCTCTTGCTCATAATGAAACTTTTAAGTTAATGATATTATTAAATTCTCGCTATTGACAATAAGGTGGCGGTCTTATTCTAAGAATCATAATCGTGTGTGAGAGTTTTTATGATGCTTTTCTGACTAGATTTATATCTTCTATCTTTTCTGCATTACCTAATCCATAGATTGCATTATCCATATGTACGCCAGTAAGTCCGAGCATTGTTTTTCGCTCACCCCAACATTTTGCGTTTAAATCTGACAGCATTTTTGATATACGTAAAACAGCATCAATCGCATACTTATTTTCTTCGATATCAAAATCATCAACTGTAATTATATGGCTTACAAGGTTAGTTAGGTTAGAAGCCAAGTCTACACTGCCATACATGTTTAAAATACCTTTACCAAGTGTGGCTAACTCAAAAATTTGCTCTGCAGTAAGACCACCCATTTTTTTACTAAGTTCTGAAAAATCCATATCTATATTGTTTTAATGTTAATACTAAGCTATCTTCATAAGGTTGCATTTTTTGAAACAACGCCATTCTTCTTTTTCACAATCGAAGTACACTTGGCAGTTATCTGCTGTTTTCTTTGTACCCTTTGTTTCTGGTATTCTACCACTCATTAAAGTACCGAAAGCCTGACGCAGCGTGCCGTCTGTTTTTTTGAAATAGAACTCAACCACTTTTTTATGAAGCAATGCACGAAGTTTGATATTAGTCCACGCACATTTCAAAGCTTCACTCATTGAATAACCGTTCTTGCGTGCAAATGACCAAGCAAGGCTCATAATCTCTTTTAATAGGTTTCTCTTTTCTGTTGCCATAGTTCTTATATTTATCAGTTCTTTAAATGCTGCTTAAATTTTACACCGCAAATGTAACTGATATTTAAATTATATCACAAGTCTTTATAGATAATAAAAGTTAAATATAAAATTGACATTTAAATTATTTGCCTATTATTTAAGTAATAGATATTTTTGTACTATAAAATCAAATTTAAATGAGAATTAAAGAATTGTTGCGAGAAAAAGGAATTACCGCAAAAGAACTGGCTTCAAAAATCGGTATGACTGAAACTGGGTTAAGTATCGCCATGGGAGATAATGGAAACCCACCATTAAAGAGATTAGAACAAATCGCCGCTGCTTTAGGCGTGCCAGTAACAGAACTCTTTGAAAAACCTAAAGAGGGGGTTATACATTGCCCTCATTGCGGAAAGGAGATAAAATTGAATCCGAATGTATAATCATTAAAAACGAAAGACTATGATGGAATTTCTTTCTATTGTTATGCTGGTATTCGGCATCTTACAAATTATCCTATTCTTCAAAATATGGGGAATGACAAACGACATTAGCAGGATAAGGAGCATTATTGAAAAAGAAATCCAGCAGAAAACAATAGCTAAACACAATAAAATTCCTAATGAAAATGCCATTAACCTTTTAAAAGGAACATGGGGAAAAGATGTTTCAGAAGAGGAGAAAAATATGGCACAAAGTTTAGTTCCCAAATTGATGGATAATGAAGTAATACTTTTAATAAAAGGGAAGTTAGTTGTATATGATTCTAATAGTTTATCTGAACTGAATGATTATAAAATTATATACTATAAATAACCGTTCCATCCCCGTTCCTTGAGGTTCGGGGTTAATTTATTTTTTATAATGAGATAAAGAATAAAAACACTTTCTCTATTACTGTCTTCTTCATTAAACTTTATAAACCATAAAGTACATCTTATTAGAACTAATATTGCTATTGATGATAATATTATTAGTAATAATAGTTAAAATCATAATGTTGCTACTCATAATAATGCTATTGTTTGATGTTTATTGTTATATTTGCAACATCATTTCGTAACAAAGTTACATTACTGGATATGAAAACTTCTACTTATACACAAGAGACATTGATAATAGAGAAACCTTCTAAGGGCTTATTAAACTTTATAAATCAACTGAGAGACAGGAAATTATCTCAGCAAGAAAAATTGCGCAATCAAAAAGCATTTAATATCGAAATAAAAGCATAATTTTTTTAGATGGAGGAAATTTCCATTTCTATTAGTTCAAAATCGAATGATGAATATCGAATTATATTGTCTCCTTTCAACCAAGATATAATTCCGTGTGAAGTGCGTAAATCAATTCGGGATATAGAAATAGCAGATGTTACCTTAGAGAGGGTTAAAGGGGAGAATCCAACCGATATTGGAATATTGCTTAAAATATCAGATATCATAGGCAAAGTTCTTAATGATAACAATAACCTTATATTGTATTTTTATTGTGATGATATGCATGATATTCCAAGAAGGGATAAGGCTTTGACGCCTCAAAAGTTCAGAAGTCTCCTATTCTCAAGAATGTTTGATAAGTATATATCATCAAATAGTATTATCAACATAATAAATACGCCTATTGAAATTAAAGCAGATAGGCATATTTATATCCATCTAATATCAAGAGCCTGCCATTTAGAACACGTAAATGCTATAAAAAGTACAATAATGGAAATGGAATCAAAATAAAGCCGGAAATTATCCGGCTTTATTAATAAGGAAAATCACAATTCCCGATATATAGCTATTGGGTCAATTATACATTCATTTTCTAATCTACTGGTAAAGGAATCTTCCAACTTTGCTAATATGTTGAGGATATTTCGATTAGCTGATTTAAACGCATTCCCCTCTCCATGAACATCATCCAAATTTGCTCTACTATTACCTATTTGTGTAATAGTACCAATAATTGTAAATTCAACTTCGCTCTTTCTAGAATACTTGTATATCAATGAATCTATATTTTCTTTTAAAAAATCTCTATTTAGTACAGATGAAAATAAAATATTGTTAGGAGCAGGGAGTAAGATTTCAAGATTGTTTTTATAGCCGTATAACACGATATTTTTTAAATGATCGAGCCACTTCTCATCTAATCTTAAACCATTACCTTTTAAATATTCTTCAAACCTTTTATCGATTTCTTTTTTTAGAAGCCCAACTTTGTTCCTTTGCTCTCTATCTTTAGCCTTATTTGTTAGTTCTTTTAATTCATCCTTTACTTTTCCTGAATTGTCAAAATATTGGATATAACCAAGTCCCTCACCTAATGTATTAAAATTTAGCAAAGTATCTGTTGAAGCCTTGTAGTCATTGAAAAATATTTTTCCTTTAATTCTTATAAAGCTTTTATCAATAATATCTTCAATTGTGTCAGTATTACATGGAGTATATAACTTTCCTCTTGCTTCTAATTCTTTTTCTAATAATTCAAAAGCATAATCATGTAAAAAACGTTTTTCAGAAGAATCCTTTTCTTTGACGAGAATATCTCCCATAACTCTACCACTACCCAAGCTACCTTTTTGTTGTTCAGATTCTGTGATGGATTCTTTTTCACCACTTAATATATATTCTGTTAATCCTTCAAAAAGTTGGGAAGATATAGAGTACATTTTATATTCATCCAAATAAATAAATGACTTAATATTATCCATTTTCAAATTCCTTTCTTCGATCTTCTCTATTTTTATTAAATTGTTTTATACTCTTATTTCGGCTTTCCATAATTGACTTAATTGCTACATATCCTCCAGACAGGCAAACAATAATAGTCAATGCTAATAATATAATATCAATTGTTCCCATTGTCTAAAGAATTTAATTTGTTCATAATAGCATTACTAAACAAGTAAGAAACTATGCATAATAAAATCGAACAAACAAATACAACGGTTTTATCAACAATGTATCCTTTTGTTTGTTCCGCAAAGTATAATACACCAACAATCGCTGACAGTATAACAATGAAGATAACAGAATAACCAATAAATGTTGATTTTTCTTTTGGAGTCAGTTCTGTTTCTCCATTTAACTCGTTTAAATTTGTCAAATTTAAAGTAAGTCCAAAGAACGCGACATCCACAGGACTTATCAATTGTTCCCAATCTTTATTAAGTGAAAACAGGCACATAATTATCCTTAAGAATATGGGAATTAGTCCTATAATAACTGTATATATTACCCACTTGCATTTTCTCATTTGTGTAAAAATAATATTTGATAACGCAAAAATATTATTTTTACAGAATAATGCAATTCTAATAGGTATATTTTTTATTATGAGTGTAGCCATATCTATTTCTTATTTCTTCTTCTGCGCGAAGCCATATCCTTACCCTTCACCTTTGTAACTTTGGTTCCGGTAACTGTATGGAGCTTGTCACGCTGCATTAATACTAAATTCCTGTATGGTATCTCATAGACCACTTCCCGGTATGACAGATGCAGATTTTCCATGAACGATGCAATCTGTCCCAAGAGAGTATCATTGCCTACAACCTCGGTTTCGCTGCCAGCAGACTTATGTTCCTCGCCAAGCTGACAGCTTTGAGAAAAACCTTTGAGTCAATCATAGAGAGTGCTTCATCTAAAGCATTTACGTTTTCTTCGTATGTTCCTTTTGCCAGTTCTTCACTTAAACTTTCGTCACCAGCTATCAGCCAAGAGAGAGCCTTGCTGTAAGCCTCGCTTTCTCCAAGGGAGAGAAGCACTTCTTTCAAATTGTCTGCTTCTTGTACGCCTGACAAATGGGAGATTGCCCCGGCCAGTTTGTGGATAGTAGGAGGGTAGAGCGTGTAGGCTTTCCCAGCGACAAACACCGTTCTGAAATCACTTCCGATAATGGATTCAGTTACTATTTTTGCTCCTTGATTCATTCTGATAAAAGATAAAAATTAAGGGGTGAAGCCATAAAGCCCACCCCTGTTATGGAATTCAATCTCTACCTATTGGATAGGCATTAAACACCTGCTGTTACTTCAGATGAGTCAAACCAGTATTCCGGTGCAACTTCTGCATTTTGTGGTTCCAGTTCCACCGCACTTACAGGAATACCGACAGCCTTGTCTGTTGTGGCTTCACGTGCACCGATGTCAGCACGGGGAATCACACAATACTGGTCATCGTCAGTCAAAGCAACAAGTAACTTCTCAATGTTTACCTTGCCTCTTGCTCGTTTCCAACCCTTATCAGTGTTAATAATATCACCACCCATAAGGTCTTTCTTAGTTACATAGTCATACTCACCGATAGTGAAGTTTACAGTAACATCACCCATTTCCTTATCACTTCGATAGGTCTGATTCGTGAGCTGGTTCTTGTAATTTGTACGACTTGCTTCTGCTTCTTCAATCGTCCATGTATCCTGATGGATATTCTTGATTTCTTTCAAGGTTTCACCCTGCAAAAGAGTATGCAAGGCTTGCCCTGTCAAATCTGTGGAAATCTCGCTTGTTTCGCCATACCAAAGCTTCTTGATATTAGCGGCTGTGATTTTCTTTGCTTCTGCCATGTTATTTCACATTTAAAACTTCAAACAAAATTCTTACATTCACATAGTGACACTTTAAGGATGTGTCCTCCTCAGTTCCGATTGACTCGATGGAATAATGATAGGTTGTACCGTCATAGCGTCCGGTCACTCCGTCAAACAATTCTTGCGCCTGTTTCTCCAGTTCGTTCAGTCGGATGGTGTTCGCTTCACCTTCTTTCAAGTCAGGAACGCAAAGATTCACCTCAACGAAGGATTTCTTCCAGTACGTTCCCGGCTGCTGTTTCTTAGAGTGAATGACAATCCTTTCGGACTTCATCGGTCCCGTCAGCTTCTTGCCATGAGGAACAATGTCAATGCCGAAAGGCTGGCAATCACGATAGAGTATGTTTGCTATGTCGGTGGTTACTATCATTTTATTTCCTCCTTCAATCGTTTCTCAGCATATATGGCTGCACCAGTCAAGACTTCGTAACCTTTGGATTCAACGAAAGAAGCGTATTCAGCTTCATTCCTCAACTCCAGTCCATCATCCTGAACTGAATACTTATTTGACTTACGGAGTGTTCCGGTATGATTCTGATAGCTTCCATTCTTTACAGCGTAATCGACAGCCTCTTTACCAACCTTCTCCTCAACGGCTTTCACCTCGGCATAACCTTGTTCAAAAAAGCTATCCATGTCCGAAAAATCAAACTTTACAGCCATATTTCTGAGTAACCAAAATAATTCGTATTCTTCACCATGTAAACCTTGCCAGTTCCCCTGATATTATCGCCATCCATACATCTGACTTCATCACCAGCCTTCAAAGAGATTTTTTTCTCGCAGACAACATGGTAATTCGGTCGGTACACCTTGCCATTCTCCGAAGTAAACTCTTTGGTAGAATTATCGTCACAACGGCACCGACACACATCCTGCCAGCCTTCGCCACCTGTTCCGGGAATGGGCCGGCCGAACTCGTCTGTTTCCATCGGAGTAAAAACCTTAACCTGTAATGTATGTGGAGCAAATATCATAGGAATCTGACTTTAGGTTTGTCTGACAGTGTGTCTTCAAGGCCGTACTTCTTGCACAAGAAAGAGTAGTATTCCTTCAAACCCTGAGTATTCCAGGACATAGAGAAACCGTTCTCGCTGATGGAAGTGGCACGAAGTAGGAGAGAGGGGATGAACTTCACCATTGCCACCGACACAAGACCGATGTTTGACGGGCCCATCTCATCCTCTCCGCTTACTTCTGAAGACAAACTTATCTCCAAAAGGTCAGCCTCCGACAAGTTGATGCCGAAGGTCTGAAACTTTTGTGATATGTAGTCATTTACTGTCATGCGTTCATGGTTGTCAAATCAAAATTCACAATCAGGTTCGGGTTCGTAATCTGCGGAATCCACTCAGCGGTGTATTCCAAATAACGACCGCTCTTGTCCTTGTAACCGGAAATAAGCATATCACCGTCTGCCTGGGTGTAGTTACGTCCCGGTACGCCGTCCACTGCTTCGTACGGAGTGTGGAAACGCATATAACCGACCTTATCCTGCGGAAGCAAGGTGATACGGTCGTCGGCGTAAATCTGTACGTTCTTTCCGGTCTGGTCTTTTACGTAATCTTCCTTGATTTCAATGGCCGGAAGCCCGATGCCAGTGAACACTTGGGAAGCCAGTTGAGAGGTAATCAACCCGGTTGAAAGATACATCTCATTTCCTGTAAGCTGCATCTTGAACTTGTCACCAAACTCAGCCGACCCGATGATATTCTTCACGAAAGTTCCTCGTGACATAATCATCTTCTGGAAATTGCCGTAATCTGGCTTCAGGAGGTTAATCTGCTGCTGCAAATAGGTAATAAAGTTCGTCTTCGCACCAGTATCAGGCTTGATAAACTTGAATGGCAATTCAATGTTAAGAAGGTCGACACCTCCGGCATTGTCGTCCTTGTTCTTGACTGTTGCTTCTCCGGTCATCAGAAGTGAACCTACGATAATATCCATGCGCTTGTGAGCTGCTAAAAGTACCTGACGATAATCGTCGTAGATGAAGTTCACAATTTCCTGCATGGCTGCTACCTGGTCGGCAGGTTTAGCTGCATTGAACTTGTCAATCAAGTCCTGAAGCTCAGACAAGCGGTCAATGGAAATTTGGTAAGCATCGCCAAGATAAGCGATTTCACCATATCCTGAGCCGATATTCCGGCGTTCACGGATAGGCTTCTCACCATAACGAGAGTTGATAGAACCGGCCATCACGCCCGTAACTTGTCCGATGTAGTCCTTGAATACACGGGTAGTCGTTCTGCGGAAATCGAGGTACTGCTGCCAGTAGATAGTATCCTTACGTGTCTGAAGAACGCGCTGGATAACGGCGTTTACGATATTGGGGTCGTTAAACAGAGTATGAATAGTTAGCATCATATATTAGTCCTCCTTTCTTTATTTGCTTGCGATAATACCTGCAGCTCTCAATGATGCTAGAAGAGCATTAATTTTATCCTTCTCATCACCGCCTGCTGCATCATCAACTTTTGCACCCTGCTTTACCAATCCTAAAGTACTTGAGTTAGCTGCCTGATAGGTAGTGTTATTATCAGTCCAAGGAACTTCAACATAAGCTTTACCACCTTCCAATGCTACTGGATATTTCTTTCCGCTCTGAGAGAATCCCAACTGAATACCTCCCATCACAGAATCAGAAGCTTCTGGCAGTTCATACGAAACACCAGCCGGTGATTGCACGCCTGTAGCGTTGAACTGGAAATGCGGCATGTTAGCCTTATCAATGTCAGAGAAAGGCATAACCAATTTAGTAGGCTCGATTTCAAATGCTCGCATTAAAAGGGCGACTAATACGATGCCTTCTTCAACTTGTACTCTTCCGTACAAGGCTGAGTTAGCAATGACTTTCGGAGTTGTGCCGCTTACCGCTGTAGCTTCATAGAGTACAGTACCAGCTTCCAATGTTTCTCCAAAGTCGGCAGAAAGCGTCAACTTATCAAAAGCTTTGTTTGATTTATCAATACTGTTGATGGTAGCCCCATGAGAACCATTACCCAGATGCATACCCACATAAGCCAAAGAGTTTTTCTTGATTTTCAATGTGGTATTGGAACCGGTGGTAAACTTTTCATAGACTTCTACACGGATAGCCACCTGAGCGGTTTTTTTTACCAAATCAGCGGCAATCGGAGTGAAAGATGGGAGGAATGAACCAACAACAAGGTTGGTCGTATCCAGCTTATAAGGCCCTCTGCGTCTTACACCGGTAGAAACGTCATAGCGTTCCTCGATGGACGGTTCAGGCTCAATGTTGTACTTAAATCCTGCTGACATAAATTACTTGTTTTGTTGTTCGACAATAGATTTTGTGTCCGCCTCAATCATTTTGGCGAACGCACTCGCTTCTTTCTCCTGCTTCTGTTCGGCAGTTTCAGGAGCTTTGGAGAACTGAAACCCGTTGTTAGACATATCCTGCTTCATGTCCTTGAAATAAGTATCCAAGTCCGTGTTTTCAGGAATGTTGCGGTCTTTCAGCATAAATTCGGGAATACCGTACTTCTTCGCCACTACTGAAATCTGAGAATTACGCTGCGCCTGCGCTTCTTGTTCCTCAATTTTGGCCAGTTTGTCTGCAAACGGCTTGATACCAGCGGCGATACCATCGGCGATCATCTTTACGATGTCTGTCTCCTGAGGCTTTGGAGGGTCGTTGGGTTTCGGTGGTTCTGGTTTCGGATTCTCGATTGGTTTCCCGTCTTTAAGGTTATGCTTCTTCTCATAGTTTGCAACCGCTGTGATTCGAGCATCCCCGGCACGGAAATCGCCGTATGAAGTTAGCACGTCCTGAAATGAGATACCCTCAACGATGGAGTTTACCTTCGTTTCGTCCGTTACACCCTCTGCCTTCTTTGTGGCGATACGGGTGAGTGTGGCAGTGTCCACCCCAGCGAATTTCTGTTGCAGTCCTGCCAAGATTTGTTCAAAGATTGTCATACCGTATGAGTTTGATTAATAATTTCATACGGTAAATTTACTTATAGAGAAAGGGAAGGAGAAATTTTAAGGCTAACGATACGAAACAATTGGGGAAATGTTCGTTTTTAGGCAAAAAGAAAGCGTGACTACCAAAATAATCACGCTCGTAATTTATTGTTTATTTATGAGCTTGCTGACAAAATCATCTAGGTTTTCTTTAGATAGTGTTTGATTTTTATTATTTGCAATATCTAATAGTTTTTCATATATCTGTTTCCTATTACTATCAATACGCAAGCCCATCTTACGTAAAAAAGGATCATTAAAATTAGCATCAGAAGCAATTTGAAGAAAGTCCTTATCATATACACTTAGGTTATCTTTCATATTTAACCAAGTGCAACGATTTAAAGTAAAAGCTGTAAAATCCGCTAATTGTAGTAACTTTTCTTCTTTTGAAGATTTGTATAAGATTTTTTTATTTTCTAATAAATCTCCAAAAATTAAACAGTCCTGGTATGAATTATTTTTATACCTGCCTTCATCTATTACTATTTTATATGGTTTTGTATAAGATAGATTTGAACTCAAATAATCTTTGATTCTTAATAATAGAATAAATAAGGCGAAATCAGAATATTCATATAGTTTAAACCCATCAATTACAGTATTGGTCTTTTCTATTTTATTACGCTTATAGTCATCTTCTCCAAAACTTTGAAGTATAACAATATATTGTTCTAACGCAGAGAAACGAGAAAAGTCTTTAAAAATATCAAATCTATTTTCAACGTTTCTATATATATCTTTAGCTGAAAATATGTCTGCAAAATGAAATTCATCCATATCCAATTGTTTTTGAAGTTCATTTGACATGTAATTCATGAATTTAAGTGCAGAATCATATTGCTTTTCATTCAATATTATAGCACACCAAGAAGCCGATTTAGAGGTATCATATTTGAATCCACTCCTGTGTTGTGCATTACCTGTATCATCAATGTAAATATAAGTTGCCATTTTTTAACAATATCACAACAAGTTTATAGCTGCCAATTCTTCTGTCAGTGCGTTAATACCTTTTTGAATCTTCTCCAATTGCTGTTTACGTGGTTTGTGTACTCCAGCAGCATAATGCCATAACTGACGTTCATTAATTCCGGTTATCCGGCTCAGAGCGGCTTTGGTAAAGATGCTGCTGTAATAGTTGATGAAAGTGGCAGCATCTATCTTAAACTTCAAAGTGAACTCTCCCTGCAATACTTCCACTGGAGCGATGTTCATTTCCTTGCATGACTCCAGGTAAAGTTCAACAGCTTCCTTCATGTTCTTCTCGATTTCCTTCACGTCGTTGCCGACTGTAATCACCGGAGCACCTTCAATATAGGCACTAAGATTATTTCCAGCATGTTCTACAATCACTTCTACGATTCTCATACTACCTCCTTTTTATCGTTAAACAAAAGAGGCGGGGGCTATTTTAGCCCCGCTTGCCTCAGAATGTTGTAATAAGTGCCTTTCTCAACGCCTTTCTTGCCGTGGTCGGGGACAATCACTACATGGCTACCATCAGTGTAAACCATGTGACTGCCCTTCTGCCTCACGAACCAAAAGCCATTTTCAGTAAGCAGCGTTACAACGTCTTTAACTGATTTGTAGCTCATAGCGTTTAAGACTTAATTACGATGCAAATATAGTAAAAATATGAATAATAAGAAAGAAACATTCGTGCTTTTACTATATTTATAAGGTGTCGAGATAGTCATATAAAGCAGGAAGATAGTTCCTATCAAATTCAAATTGAGTAGCTGTGTATGGAAGTCCTGATACAGAAACATTATCAGCTTCTTCGCCCCACTCGCAGTTCTCTCGTTTACCTATTTTTTTACCACCAGCATAATCTCTAATCCATTCCCAAATCATTTTTCCCAGTTGAGCTGTACTTTTGTTGTCACCTTTATTTTGTTTACGACAATACAAGATAAATTCGTCATTCCCCATTCTGATAGGTTTACCCATAGTTATCTATATTTTAAAGTTAAACATAAACACAAATATATAGGTTATCAATATGAATCTGAAAATTAATTGAACAAAAATAGCGATACCTCGAAAGATACCGCTATTCAATTTGTCAATATTTTAGATTTTCGTTCGTCTGTTTTGTATATTGCTCGTAATTTTCTGACTTGATTGTTCTATTCTTCAGATTTGTTACTGGAACTTTTAAGAGAGGAAAGCTGCTTCTGCTTCTCAATGTCGTTCTTCTGTTTCTCAGCCTGCTCTTCCTTGATGGCTTCAATCTCATCCAGAACTGCATCCACGTTCCCCACGAAGGTGATGGCCCGCTGTTGCGACCAGATTTCACCGTCCTTGGCCTTGATTGCCGTGTCTATCTTGTCTTTGATATCCTCCAACTTATATGGCTGCATCTGCACATCCACGTCAATAGTCTCGGAGGCTTCTTCAAGGGTGGAATTCACGGAACCCAACGCAGAGACAAGGAAATTTACACGTCGTTGCATGAACTCGCCGACAGTTTCGTTTAGATTTTCTACATTAAGGTGGGTGGACATAAACACATAGTCAAAAGTCACACCGGAAACGGCGTTGCCTGTACCTTTCAGGGAGTCAAAAGAGATTCTGGGTGTATTGGTCAGTCCGTATATCTGGCTCAGCAAGGTTTCTACCTCGAACTTGACAGTATCTGGTACCTGTGACCAGGTAAGATACTGGGCATTTGCTCCCTGGCCGGTCAGCTCGACTACACGATTCTTGAACTCACCAGAGAAGTTCTCCACGTTACCAAAAAGCATGAGGATAGGGAAGAAGTGGTAGTCGATACAATCTGCATAATTTGAAAGAAGTTTCTCCAGCCTGATACGCATACTCTTTATCTTCTCACAGTACGCTTCCGGACGGTACATATAAATCACCGGCATCTTCTTGAATCCATGAGCAAATGAACCTTTGTCGGACCAGCTGCTCGTTAGCTCCCACTGGTAAACCATGTCCTTGGTAATGGTCATGAAACAGGTAATCTCTACATCGTTCAGGTCTTTTTTCTTGTATTCACGGGATAGGGCAACCAAATCCCCCTGGTCATTGAAGAAAGGGTAGAGCTGGTCTCCACGAAACGGGGACCAGATGGCACTCTTCAGACGGTACTCAGGCTTTGATTTGCCGAAGATTCCTGAAATCTTTCGTTTGAGTTTTGCCCAGAAGCCGTCATCCTTCACCACATACCAGTATTCGGCCACTTCCTGCTCGGCCAGCCATGCCCGGACTACTTTCTTGTTCTGGTATTTCAACTTGTTTTTCTTGAACACCTGCTTCAAGGCCGAAAGAAGATTCTCCTCCGATTCATCCGGCTGGCAATCAAGGACCGGTTCTGTTCCAACGGTGAAGGCAGTCTGAATGTTCACGATGTCCTGCTCGAGAGGAAGAGCAATCCTGTTCGGGTCAACTTCTTTCCTTACTGCCGGCTCAATATATTCTTTCCCGGTTGTCGGGTCTGTAATTCGTTTCTCAGGCTGGGTCGTGATTTTGATTTTCGGGTATTTCTCTTCATCTATCACTATCTCGTGCTTGTTCGGATTCCAGTCATTGTAAAGAGCGTGAGCGTTTGGTTGCTCAGTCTTTCGTCCTTTCTTCAGATAGTAGATTTTTCTCTCTACTTCCGGCATAGCTAAAATTTCTTCTATAGTCATATCTTAAAGTTTAATGTCCAAATATTCCTGAAACGTCTTTGGGTTTCATAATTCTACCGAGAAGTTCTCCCAGCACATAGTAGCGTGCAGCATCTATGCCATGATTATCATGGTCTTCAGGTTCGTTGATGTAGTTTCCATCCTTATCCTTTGCCCATACATAGTTTCTGAACTCCCGTTGAAGGTTATAAGAACGCTTGGTAATGAATATTTCCATTCCCTGCATCTTGTCAATACCGGCGTTGACAGAACCTTGCCCTTTCTCTACCGCATATATTTTAATCCCCCCGTTATGAATCTCCTGAATGAGTCGCGGGTCCGCACTGTCGGCAATCACTCTCAAATTCCACGGGCGTAGCGTCTTTATAATATCCCCAGAAAGTAATCCAGTTCTATAATCCACTTCATCCAGATAAAGCGCATTGTCCACGATGCCACATCGAATTGAAGCCGATGGATCATTGGTATAACCAAAGTCCTGTCCGATAGCCACTTTCTTGCACCACATGGGGAACTCATCCACGATACCCCATTTCTTGAATACGGCACCTTCGGCCACGTCTGCCCAACGTCCGATAACCACATGAGCGTACTTCTCCGGATTCTTCTCTTTCATTTCCTTGACTTCTCTCAGGAACTCAGGAGAAAGGTTCTCGATATTGTCGAAGTAAGTCGTATGGATATGAAGTACATTCGGATGAGTTGAGATTTGAACCGGTACACCATCAATCTCCACCAGCCGGTGGGTATTCTCGATGTATTTCTTGTAGATGAAGTGGTTCGAATCACATGGATTCATGATGATGATAATCCGGTTTTGAATTCCCTTCTTACGGATGGAGAGCATAATCTTGTCAAACTCTTCCTCACTGGTCCATTCCTCTGCTTCATCACAGACAAAGGTGGTGATACCCTGGATTGATTTCAGTTTGGCCGTCTGATTTCCGGAAGATGTCTTGATACCACGGAACATGATACGGCTGCCAGTCATCCGGTTTACAATATCGGTTTTGGTGGTCTTGAAATACTTCGTTGTTCCATCCAAATCTATCTTTTCCATCATCTCTGGAATGATAGACATCCCGGCAGATACCATCGTATAACGGGTATAAAGAATCTGGTGGACTATCTTCTCTGTGGGAGTCATTTCGAATGTCAATCGCTCAATGAAGGTAGAAGCGTTGAAAGACTTCCCCGATCCACGGCCACCGGTAATGAGAATGATAAATTTCTCGCTATCGGTGTATAACGGATGATATATCGCTTGGGGTACAATCATTTCAGTTTGTCTTTAATCCATGAGTCGATAGAAATTCCGTGGTCAATATCCTTTGGAATATCTGCGTCTTCGTCCTGACGACGTTCAACCTTCCTCCATTCATCGTCGTGATGATACAGCCAGACAGACATTGCCTGAAGGTTGGGAGCCAGCTCACTTTCACTTACCTGAAGCTCTTCTTCGCCGGTCAGGTTTCCGTCCTGGTCTTTCAGCTTCCTTACTACAGTACTCTTGGTCTTGATACCGCCCAAAGCTACAGCAAGGAACTTGGCACGTACAGCTGCAGTGATGGTCGCACGCCCGCGCGCTAATACTTCGCATAATTCAGAGTGCTCATTCTTCTTCTCACAAAACGTTTGGGGAGCCAGGCCTAACGCAAAAGCGATTTCTCTGTCCGTGAATCCCTTTTTGGCATACGTCTCCACCTGAGAGAGGAATTCCTCACTCTTGTAATCGAATTTGGGCTTTCGTCCTGTATGTTTGCTTTTTTGAGATTCACTTTTCATAATCAATCATCCGTTATTGTTACCCATATAAATGCGGCGAGATACAGGCTTATCGCCATAAATATCAATTCCTCTCTTTGAGAAATAGCTGTCTATCCTTGCCGCATATCTTTCCATTATCGACTTCGTTCTGTCTCTTATACTTCTTTGTCTGTCTGTACCAAGCCCGTATTGCCTTCCGGCGTTGTACATTATTCGTCTTGACTGTTGATACAACTGACTATATGTTTTTCTTCTGACTCGGCTTTCCTCCTAAAATTTCATGTTGTCATTCAATTCTTTCTATCTGTTCATCGAATACCTCACCCTTAATAAACTTGGAGTAGGGGTCGTAACCGAACCTTTCACAGAAGGCTGCTTTAGCTTCGAACGTGTCAAAGGAAAGCATCAGATAAGCATCCATATCCTGAGCCTGTTTCTGGGCTGCATTCTTCACCTGCTGCTTTACTTCTTTCATGTGAGCTACCTTTTCAGCTCTTTCCATCTGCTTTGCGGCCTTTTCAGCTTCTTTCTGTTCGGTTACCGGAGCCATCATATCCTCCAAAGCATCAGCGATAGAACTTTCTTCTTCTGTCTGGAGTAAGAAATCACAGCCTATCATATTCAAATCGGCTGCCGTCAAACCTGCATCCTGGTAATCTATATCCGGAACCAATCGGGCCAAAGCGTCATAATCCCATGAGCCTTGTGCGTTTGGGTTATTCATCAGGATGTTCAATTCCTTTTCCTGCTTTTCGTCCACGTCAATTACATCTACACGGATTCTGTAGTCGTTCTCCGGGAACTTTTGCAGCTCATCCATGACTGTCAGACGCTGATGACCGGAAACAACGGTTAATCCGGTCTGCTTGTTGACTACAATACCACCGACCAAACCGAACTTCTTGATGCCCCGCTTCAATGTCTTACGGGATTCCTCAGATAACTTCCGAGGATTATAATCAGCAAAGTGAATGGCGGAACGGTTAAGTTCCACCGATTCACTCTTTATGTATTTGCTCAGTTCCATACCTATTGTTTTTGTTTATGCTCCCAAAGGATTCTTTCTGCCATCGGGAATACCTTGTAAATTCTCTGTAAATCCTGCGGGTAGTTCTTCTCCAGCCATAGCATACAATCCAGATTAAAGCCTACGCCCGAACTGGCTTTGAGTGAATATCTGACAGGCTCCGGAAGGATGTTCTGTTTCATATAAGATAGAATGTCTTTCTGCGTCCAGTCTGCCAGAGGATAGCACATGCCGTTGTTCTCGTACCCGTTGGCTTCATAGCCTTTCAGCATCAGGCGGCGGTTCATGCCATCGGCCTTCTTCATGCCCAGGAAAGTGTAGTAAAGTCCGTATCTGAGCTGCATGGCTTTCACAACATCAGCCAACTTCAAAAGCTTCACTTTATGGTTTGGCACACAATACAGGCCACCGCGAAGAATGTAGGTAAGGTTCCAGTGGGGTACCTGAACAAACTCTATCTTCGGATATTTGGCTTTTACCCATCCAATCCATCTTTCGATGTGATCTAAGCCTTTGACAAAGTACATGAACACGCAGACTATTCTATCAAACTTCGGGTAGATCATGTCCAGCAATACCAAAGAATCCTTACCCAGCGACAGAAACAGCAAAACCCCGTCAGTCTTCTGTCTGACGAGGTCAATATGGCTGTATGTCCTTTCTTGCAGTGTCATTTATCAACCGGCTTCTAATCCTAAACCCTTACGGACTTCACGGTATTTCTGGTTATGATTCATAAATTGTCCACTGCCACCTGTAAAAGAACGGTTGGTGGTATTACCTAAATAAGCGCCTGTCACACTATTTACCTGTGAACGTAAATTTCGATTTTGCCTTCGAGCCATAATTTTTCTTTTTAAGGTTATACATTCTATTGACTAACACCATTTATCTCTAGCACTTTGCCTAAGTCGTAAACAATATCCATCTTGTCATATTCTTCGCCTGTTTTCAGGTCTTTAAGTACAATCATTTCATTGTTCTCGTCTACAAAATCAAGAAAAGATATGTTTTTGATTTCAACGAGTGCAGTATCTCTGTTTTTGTTATAGCCAACATAGAAGCGAATAGCATCGAATTTTATAGCATCAAATGTACCATCTTTCTGATATTCAATGTATTTCTTCTCGCTCGCTGGTCGTAATTCTCTAAATTCTTGTTTCTTGTTGCCTTTAATGATTTCATCAAACCATTTCTGCTTAATAATCAATGTTAATACTTTCATAATCGTGCTATTTTAAAATGTTAGTTCACGAAAATAGGATTCGAACCTGCACCCCACCAAGTCAAAGTGGTGAGCTAACCATCGACTCCATTCCGCGATGGTATCTATACAAAGATACCCCATTATGAAGACAATTTTGAATAACGATTCAACGCATACGAAACAATTTGCTAATTGTTTGCTAATAAATCAGGCTCGTGTTTATTGATGATGCTTTCAACAATTTCTTTTGCACATTCTATACCGGATTTATACCCTCTGGCATAATCAGTTCTTGTAGACAAGTAGCTGGTATCATTACCCAGCCACTCGATTATTTCTTGCAGTATTTCTTTCTCATTCATAGTTTCAATAATCTCTTAGTTACTTCAATATCAATAAAATTAGTCCAACCTGCATTGTAAAGCTTTACAGCTGCTTCCGAAAGGGTTATTTTACCGCTTTCTACTTTCTCTCTCAGGCTTTCTAAAATGTTCTTTATCATAACCATCTCAAATTAGAATAATACACACCGTTTAATTTCGTGTAATCGCCATACAGCTTTACTTTTCCTTTGTACATCATGGCGAACTTAGAACTGCCAGCGGCAGCCATCATTATGGATTCTGTCACTTTCGATTCATACCCGTATTTCATTACAAGGGGGTAAACTTGGCTTCTAAAGAAGATTTCGCTGTCTGTCATATCATTTACTGACTGAATAGGCAAAACGCCATTATGGGCAAAATAAATGCCATTCTCGACAAACGGGTGACAGTTCTTTCTACACTTAGAACCATGTGTTGCCCATCTCATGTGAATGATACATTCTTCTTCAATACCCACCTTTGAAAGATGAACCAAAAACTTCTGATAATCCATTGTCTTGTATCTATGTTTTGAAGAAACAAATCCGTAGCCATGATGATTGATTCTCTGAACTTTATTCAAAGTGTCCAGAGTTGGCATCTGAACACCCTTTGGCTTATAGATAATACAGCACATATTCTCTGATTTTAATCGTGCGAGGCTCATGCAAGAACCTCAGCACGTGATTTAAAGAATGACTTTTCTTTCTTTGTCAAGAAAGGTATCTCGTCAATTGAATTAATCTCTGAACTCAGCACGTTCTTCTTTGACCAAGCAACCAGCTTGGCGCAGAAGTTAACCCAGTTAGAAATCTTTTCGAAGTCTGTAGAACCCTGATGCTGTCTGAACTCTATAGTCTTGTGACGAGCATAAGAACAGGCGTTCACCTTAAAATATCTGTTGTCTCTCATTACGTTTAGAACGTCATATCTCGTTCTGCAACATTCAAAGCTTATACCTTGAAGAGTCTTGCACCACTGGCTGTTGTTTGCACGTCTTGAACGAGCCATAAAAGTATCAATCACCTTCTCTAGTTTCTGATAGTTCTTGAATACATTTACATAGGCTTCGCCGGACAGAGTTGCAGCCCCGATATGAACATGTAAGCCTGTAGAGATATTCACTTGTGCATTTGCTTCATTCAAAGCTTTGCAGCATGTTTCTAGGCTTTTCATACCCTCTTTACCAATAAGAACTGGCGATACACATTCGATAGGATTTTCACCTCTGATAGAAGAATCAGATACGAACTTGTAATAGTGGTTGTTGTCAACGTGATTATAACCCTCATACTGAAAAGGCATTTCGTTTCTTGTTGCACTTTCTCTCATAAGGCTTGCAGCTACCAGGCATTCAATCTCAACACCAAAAGTGAACTTGTGCGTTTCTCTGATTGTTTTAGGCAGTTCAGACATAAGCAACTCAACTTCATACTTTCTCAAACCTAACTTCACGAAAGCAGCTTTCTTTGCCGCCTTAGAACCTTTCATGCTCTTAATCTCTTCTACTTGTTCTTTTAATGTCTTCATAATCGTGTGTATTAAAATTATACATTCTGTTTAATTATTACGCTGCAAATATACAGATAGTATAACTATCATCAATAAGAATTTGGTTAATAAATACTAATATTTAAACTGTCAGTATTATTTTACGGACTTTCTTATACTATTAATAAATTTTGACTATATTTGCGAAATAAACAAATCGTTTAATTATGAATTTTAGAATAAAAGAAATTTGCAGAGAAAAAGGTATAATGCTTAAAGACCTTGCAAGCATGATAGGTATTACAGAAGTCGGACTGTCCAAATCTCTTAATGGAAATCCTAACATAAGCCGACTGGAAGAGATCGCCACCGCTTTAGGTGTGCCAGTAACAGAACTCTTCGATAAACCAAAAGAGGGGATTATACATTGCCCTCATTGTGGCAAGGAGATAAAATTGAATCCGAATGTTTAATCTTAAATCTAGAAATATGAGAAAAATACTATTTATTTTATTGCCCGCGTTTTTACTTGCAGGCTGTAAATCCCGCGAGGAGAAGGTAGCAGAACTTATAAAACAAGAAATGTTCAAAACTCTTTATGACTTTGAGAGCTATGAACCTGTTGAAACTAAAATAGATAGTGCATTTACATCTATATATACAGATTCAGTAATCAAATCTTATGCTTATATAGCACGTTCATTTCTCGATGACGTGCAAGAAGGACTTGATAAAGTAAAAGATGCGCAAAGAACAGCAGAAATATGGAGAGATAGCTATTCATCTTATGGGAGAATCAAATATGAAGAAGCATACAATGAAATGAGAAAACATTTAGATGAGGTTAAATCAAAAATGAGTATTGTAAATAGTTATACAGATTCAATAAGAAATGCTTCTATTGGCTTTAAACCTGAATTTTGCGGATGGAGGGTTAAACATAGATTTAGATGTAAAACTAAAGGTGGTAATTTTGATTTAGGCGATTACGTTTATATTGTTGATAAAAAAGTAACTAAAATTATATATAAAGAAGACCCTGATGATGAATATATTAAAAAAGTAAATGGCTTAATTGAAGAAGCTGTTAGTTCAAAAATTGAACAGGAAGAAACTGATAGTGTTACAGGCGCTACATCAAATATTTAAACACAATTATTCCAGCCCCGTTCCTTATGGTTCGGGGCTATTTTCTAGACATAAATTATAGCTTTTATGATAAATCAATTTGAATTTTCCTATTCTGAGCTAACTGTAGGAATACTTGCTTTTATTTCTGCTGTTTTGGTCTGTATCATTAAGATACAGCATGATAAAATATCATCAATAAAGAACCAGCTTTCAGACAAAAAATATAACGTATATAATGAAATCTTTTCCATATTTTTTGATATAATGAGAGCGGGGAAAGGTTATATACCAGAAGATAGTACTTTACCTGATAGAGTAATCAAAGTCAAAAAGGATTTACTAATTTATGGAACTGATGAAATTAATAGAAAATTTATTGAATGGCATATTAATTGTAATACACCAAATCAAATTCCTAATTTCAAAAATTATATTTCTTTATTCTTACTTATAAGAAAAGACATGGGATACAAGAAGAGTAAACTTACTGAATTTGACATTTTAGATATGATTACAGGTAATAAGAAGGATTCTCAGGAAATAGCAAAACTTATGAATATTTATAAGAAAAAATCTATTCCATTATCCCGTTACTTACAGTTTTGGAAGGCATAAAAAAATCTGTCATTGATAAATTCAATGCTTTATTGTATCTTTGTAGATTAAAATAAAATTCTTGTATAATTAATACGATTATGAAACTGAAAAGTCTCGAATATGCTACACCAGGATGGTCTTTATCTGGTCTCAATTTCTCAGAAACAAGTCTCATCGTAGGCCGTAATGCTGTTGGAAAATCAAAAACGATAGAAGCCTTAAATTCTTTAGTTTCTGTTATACTCCAAACTAAAGAAATTGCTGAAGGTGATAATTTTTTCTACAAAATTACTTTTTCAGACGATGATACAGAATTGATATATTCATTTGCATGTGTTCAGGGAAATATTAGCTTAGAACAACTTATTGAAAATAACGAAAACATCTTAATAAAAAGGGATGAGAATTCCACTACTTTTTTTAACGATGAAATTAATCCTCCAAGTAACAAACTAACAATCAATGTAAGACGAGATACAAAATTATATCCACAAATTGAAAAAATAGTAAATTGGGCTGAAAACTCATACGGTATATTATTCAATCAGATTAATATGTTTTCAAATGCGACTAAATTTTTTAGCACTATGTCTAAAACTGAAAGTCTTATCCCGATGTTTGAAAAATTAAGTGATAATTTAAAACTCGAAATTCAAGAAGAACTAAATATTTTAGGTTATTCTATCAATAAATTAGAGATAGTAAACTTTGGGAATGAAAAATCTGATATAAAAGTATTACACATTGAAGAAAATGGCGTAAACATATTTTTATGGGAAGCATTATTGTCTCAAGGTATGCAAAGGGCACTATACATTCTTGTCCTTTTATTCTATATTGCATCTCAAAAAAAAGAGACACAGACAATTGTTATTGATGATTTTTGTGAAGGACTAGATTATGATAGGTCTATTAAATTAGGTAGATACTTATATAAATTCTGTTTAGAAAATAATGTACAATTAATTACTACTTCAAACGATAGCTTTTTAATGGACGTTGTCGATTTGAAATATTGGAATATTTTGCAGCGTGAAGGCAATAAGGTTACTGCAATAAACATATATAATTCTCCTGAATTATTTGAAGATTTTGAATTTACAGGACTAAGTAATTTTGATTTATTCTCATCTGATTTTATTGCACGACATAAAAAATGAAAAAAGTAGCTGTTTTTGTGGAAGGGCAAGCTGAATTAATCTTAGTCAGAGAATTGCTTATAAAAATGTACAATTACCAAAATGTAGGAATCAATTGTTATAACCTGATTTGTGATAATCTCCAATATACCCCACATCCTTATGGAGACAAAACTGCACAAAATTATTACATGATTGTAAATGTTGGTAATGATAACTCTGTATTATCTAAGATCTTTGCTAGAGCCAGTGGATTATATGAAAAAGGATTCACAAAGATTATAGGATTAAGAGACGTATATGGGGATGTATACAAGAAATTTAACAAAGGAGCAAGAAATATTAACTTTAAATTAATTGAAAAACTTAAAAATGTAGCTCAAGATGAAATAGACGATAAAAAATTGGCTCAATTTATAAAATTACATTTTGCAATAATGGAAGTTGAAGCATGGTTTATAGGTTTTAATGTATTTGAACGTATTGATGCCACATTGTCAAATGACTTTATTAAGTCTAAGCTAAAATATGATTTGAAGAATGATGATCCAGAGCTTACATATTATCATCCAGCAAAAATTATGGGGGATATTTATGGCCTAATTGGATCAAAATACGACAAACATGAAAGTGATGTATCTTCCCTTGTGAGTTGTCTTGTAAAAGAAGATTTTAATAACTTAATAAAAAGTTCTAAATGTTCAACATTTACATCTTTCGTTCAAGAATTGCTAAATTAAAAATAAACAAAAAGCCGGAAGAATAACACTCCGGCTTTTCTATTATCTTACAATTTTTAATCGAAACATTTTTTTATCCTTTTCACAGAAATCTTGAATTATATCAATAGGAAGTTTAAAAGCTTTAGACAAATCATTCATTGTATATCCAAGTTCTGTTTTAAATAAAGAATAGGCCTCATAGAAAACAGATGGCTCATCTATCTCAACATTAATGGGTTCGCATTTAGTATAACCTCTTCTGCTAAGTTCTATATAGAAATACTTATATTTATTTTCATCTATACATGCTAATTCTTTGGCCCTTCTAATAATTGAAGCCATTGATGTAAGCCAATATTCTTTCAATGGAGCCAAATAGTTCAAACGTAAATTTCTAAGAGACGGCTTGATAGACTCGGAAGGCATTAAAAATTCTGCAGCAAATCTAAAAGCCTCATTTTCTTTGTCTCTATAATCTGGAATTGGATAGTTAGGAGACAAATGCATGATAATATGTCCTAATTCATGTGCTATTGTCAATCTTTTATGGTCATTGCTAAAATTCTTATTTAATACTAATACAAATGCTCCTTTATCAGTTGTGAATGACACTCCATCAAAAATATCTTCGTCATAGTCTTTTTCTACTATAATAACGCCATATTTTTCCAATAAAGTACAGATGTCCTTTACCGGTTCTGAATCCGGAATTCCCATATATCTGCGTGTAAATTTCGCTGCAGACTCAGGAGTATAACCTTCTTCAAGGTCAATAAATCTTAGATTCATTTCAGGAAATTCAATAGAATCAGACATTTCATCTACTAAATATCCAATAATTTTATTTGAATAATCGATGTGACAACGATCCTTTTTACTGATTCCGCTTCTTCTCCTATAGTGGGCATTATCGACATTATTACCTATCTTTACATTGTAAAATTCTTCAGGAAAGCCCAAAAAGTCAATAATCCGTTTCACAACATCAGCAGATAATATTCCCAATCCTTTTTCAAATTTAGACAAATTGGATTGCGATAAGCCCGGAATTTTTGATGCTAATTCTGTTTGTGAATAGCCACGATATTCCCTGACAAATGTTAGCTGCTTATAATTGAAATTCATAATCGTATGTTTAATTTCCAATTTAAGACTGTGGTCTTAAATATTATTACTATAAAAACATCCAGTGGCAGACGGGTTAATAATTTATGTTATTTATTCTCGGCTGTTTTGGCTTTATTAGCACCTTTCAGTGATACAGATGCTGCAGGAACAGACGGTTTCAAAACAACTGTCGGTTTCAGACCTTCTGTAGCAGGTTTGTTTATAGCCCATTTAACCTTGTTTTCATCTATATAAACCAGCTTTGGGTCAACTAATTCACCAAATTGATTCTTTTTGTAACCAAAAAACAAAATAGGAGCTGTTGGGTCCTCGTCGTCCTGAAACAATCTCCCTTGCAATTGGTTCTCTATCGAATCAGTCATTTTTGTACGTATGTTCATCGGCATATCATTCTTATCCAATTTCTTGAACAGAATTATATATCCCTTCACATAAAGCATGAATCTACCATACTTTCCAGTTTTCCAATCTCTACTAAAATACTTCTGTATTGATTGTACTATTTTGACATTCAACAAGTGTGCTTCAAATCCTCTCATACGAGCTTCTGGAGGAGTTAGCACTATCTCTTTATTATACTGTTTTACTGCATCTTCGTATGCTTCAAACAGTTTTGTAAGAATTGAGCCTAGTTCAATTTTACATTCTTTTGCGCTAATTATACGCTTTCTCTTATTTTTTTCATTACTTTTGTCATCCATATTATAATTATTTATGTCCGCCACTGGACTTGAAGAAATCTCTGTTGCAGCAGAGATTTTTTCTCCAGCAAAGATATATAATTTTTCTTGAAAGTTGTATATAATTATCTCGAAAAATTGTATTTTACACCTTGGCGGTAGTAATATCATTCCACTTTTACTTGATTAGTCCTTTGACCTTCAATCTTTCTAAAATCTGATTGTAAAGATACTCTATATCCTGCCGGAAATCCTTATACTGTTGGTAGATAAAGGAAACATCGGCGATATTGTTCGATATTACACACGGGGAAACATCCGGGAACACACCGGAAATCTCTGCCCGGATACCGTTCGGCAACCGTCCACCGGCAAGCACACTGGGTGCAAAGAGGAACAGCACGATGAAGAGAAACTTCTTCCGCTGGGTGACGCTCTCCGGATTGGGCGGACAATCTGCATTGGAAAGTATCTCTCTGAACCACTCATAAACCTCCGGGATGAGAGTAAAATCAGTCAGGATAGGGGAGGATAGTTCCTGCTCACGTTCTGATAATCTTGATTTCTGTTCACGTATTGATTTCAACTCCACGATTGATGAAAATTCTTTTGTCATAGCACGATTTATTTAGTTGGAAATTCTTATATTTGCATCATAATCGTGTGGGGGAGTTGGCTTCTAATCGTGTGGGCTGGCTCCCTTTTTTATTTTATACCAAGTGATATGCGTTCAGGATGGCGAAAGCGTATATGATAACCGTAACCAGACTGTCCAGGAACACCGCCCATGCTCCCAGCTTTTGGATCTGACTGAAACTCATGGCCAGGACAACAAGGAAACATATCCATTGGCTTGAAAACAATCCCATCCCCAGCAATATAAGTCCGATAGTATCCATGAATAATGCAACATGAAGCCACGGATGCGCCATCAGATACCATCTTTTTGATGTCTTATCCAGCTTCTGAAAGACTTTTACATGTCGGTATAGGGATTTATATCTGAACAGCTTCACAAGCTCGTACAGGGCTTGTATGATGATTAATGCGTAGAATACGTGTTTCATATGGTCAGTAGCTTTTATCTCCATGCTTATATGGACGTAGTTCATTGTATTTCATCTTCTGCTCGATGAACCAAAGTAAATCAAATCCCATGATTTCAGCCTTACAGAAAAGTTCTTGCAAAACACCTATAAACAGATAGCCTATCGGATAGTTATCCTTATTGTATCTTGCTATTGAGCGAATCACATCATAGACCCATTCTGTGAATGTCAATTTACTCCTTTCCTCCTTATACTCTTTTCTATGATGAAAAGGAAATGGTACACTTGACAGGCTTATTCCTCTCAATCCAGCCAAATCCAGCAGACGGATGCAGGCATCGGCAAGTTCTTCCTCGACAGTCCCTTTGATAAATGCCTCAAAGTCTTCCATGAATCTCCTTTTCCTAGTTTCTTCGGTCAATGGGACGCTATTCCCTTGCCATTCTTTGAACATTGCAACTTTCGCATGTTTCCCTTTCCGGTCTGCTTCCACAGCTTCCATAAGTTCGGATATGACCAGACAAAGGAAATGTTCGTCACTCAGGTTCTCGTCATGCCATCCGTGGGCTACTGCGCACTGGTAGGCTTTATCTCTCAATTTGTTTAAGTTCATAATTTCTATATTTATGACATTTTGACATCGTTTCTCTGGCACACATATTGTATGCCCATAGTATAATTTGATTATATCTATATGGATGAATTTGATTCTTATAAGAATGATTTTGGTTTTGAAATAGGCTCTGGATTCTCAGGAAACTCTGATTACATGAAGGCTCTGGATGAGAAGAAAAGACGTGCTCTCATGGAAGAGCAATACAACTTTCTTCAAATTCAGAAATCAGAAATCCTCGCCCAACAGAAATATCGTGAGTTGCATCAGAAGGAAATCCTTGCTCAACAAAAATACCGCGAAGAGCAACGTAAAGGGGCCAATTTCGATAAATGGCTTCTAATTTTTAATACTATTATAGCCATTGCATCATTATTGGTATCTATATTCAAATAAAATACCCGGTCACCGCCACAAAGCAGTTACCGGGTATTCACAAAGCACTGACAAGGGTCGTCAGTGGATTATTGGGCATGGTTTTATACATTATTTCGCGGTTTTTATTTGTTGGATAATTTCTTGAAGATTAATCTTGTTAAAATCGACTGGAAAATCGAATATTGTTGGCTTATTAATAAGCTCATTATATTCTTCTTCTGTTATTGGAAATCTGTCTTTAAAATAAACAATATGAGTATTATTATTAATGTCTTTATACGTGATTTTTATTAATGAATATCTTTCTGTAAAATAAAACTCGCCATTTTGGGAGTAACGTAAAGCTTCAGAATAGAATCTTGCATATTCTGCGTTATTATTATTCACACCACCTCGTAATAATTCACCTGTTAAATTTTGAGTTATATGCTGAGCAAAATAGAAACCATTGACTTTTGTATAATATTCTTTATTATATATGTTTTTACTTGTTGATGAATAAATAATTTTGTAATATGTATCTATTGGGAAATCGGTAAATTGAGCGTGCTTTCCTTCATTGAATATTGTAATATATTCGTTATTATATTTTCCACTATTTTCATCTTTTTCTGAAGAAAAAACAACCTTAAGAACTGGCTGAACTTCTTGTTCTTGTATTTTTAATTGCTGCTGACTAATTTTCAATTGGTTTCTAGAAAATATAATACCAGCTACTCCTACAATAATACTTGCAATCCCAACAAAAAAACCAGAAAAAAATTCCATAAAAATCTTATTTGCTGAGAGAAAACATTTTAACCTTTCAATCCATTCCATAAATTGGGGTATAAAAAATTAATCCTTCAAATATAATTAAAAAATTAATATTCTAATATTTATACTCCCAAAAACTAAGTTTCCCTTTCACATTCATAATCGGCTTATCAAATAGCACTGCATCTTTCAGTACCCAGTTCCAGCAACCTTTCTCAGCCCAGACAGACGGATGGTTTTGCACGCAGTCTGCTATTACCACGCTGCCGATAATAGCACCCTTCGGAAGATACTCATTATCTCCGTAAAGTTTATTTTTGTGAAGAAATACTCTCTCTAACTGCGTTTCTGTTAGTGCGCTCCATCCCTCCTTGACTGTAGTCTTTGAAGCATGTATCAATACCCTTTGGCCGATATACTTCTGAGGACACTTCCATGTTCGGTTTTCGATGTCTTTGATACCGTGAGCGATTAGGCTCGCCCACGGCTGTTTGATGGATATTGCTTTCATGAAATTTGTTTTAAATAAGGGACATATCCGAATGAAAAAGAGTAAAGTGTCAAATTCTAAACTTATCATTATGAGTATTGGATATGCCCCTTTTTGTTGTTACTTTTGTTCTGTCAAATTTTAAACTTTATTATTATGTTAGAGATAAAAGATTTAGCTGGTTTATCTCAACCAATAACCAAACTTATTGATGTATTTGCCAATGGTTGCAAATGGATAGCTGAACCATATCAGATTAAACGAATAGCAAATGCAAACGCATATGCTTCATCAGTTCAATCCAAAGAGGACTTTAAACAAGGATTGAGAACCACGCTCCTTGAATTCACAAATCGCTCCATTCTTTCAGTCAGAGAAAATAGACAAATAGACAATTTAGTAAACATCTTGAATTTTGCAGGTCAAGAATTACGTGTAATAGACGAAATTAATAATCAACCAGTCTCTCCCGAGTGGAGTTCTCGTTTTTTTGATTATGCACAAAATATTTACGAAGAAGAAGCTCAAACTGTTTGGGCTAAAATCTTAGCACAAGAAACTGCCATACCAGGTACATTCTTTAAACGAACTTTGGATATTTTACATAACATAGAACCTTTTGAGGCTAAATGGTTTGCAGAACTCTGTCAATTTGTGTTAGATGATACGTTTGTCCATTTAGATATAATTCATTCTAAATATTTTGAATTGAATAAGCTGCAATCAATGATGGATTGCGGTTTATTAAATGCTCAAGAATGTGCTATAAACTTTGACAGTTCTGTAGATATTATTAAATTTAAATCATATTATCTCAAAAAAAAATTTTCCCAACTTCAACCGGAATATATATCTATGTCTGGTTTCACGCTAACTGACGCAGGAAATCAATTATACAAAATAACACAAGTCTCTTCAAATTTAGATTTCGTAAAAAAAATTCAAGAACAACTCAAAAACAATTATGGTCTTAACTTTGAAATCAAGGAATACAAGACTCAAGAACATTAATAACATTATGGCCTGTAATCCTTTTGATTTCAGTAATTATTTCTTCCTTTGATGCTGTAACAAATTCTTGATTTGGACTGCATACATCAGTTTTAATAATAATAGTTGCATACCGTTTAAATATCCACAAAAAACGATATTGGTATGTAACTATTGTTTGTTTTTTGAATCTATAATTTGTTTGTTTCATTTTATCTCCTTTCCACCTATCCCAGCAGCCACCACATGACTGCCAGGAACAGGTAATACAATTTCGTTTTCATAACCAATTATTCAGGTTTGAGTTTGTCACATTAAGCAACCTTTCGTTTTCTGACAATCTCTTTACAGATAGCCTCACAAAGCACGCGGGCCATGTTCACCTCCACGGCGTTACCGATGAACTTCTTCTGGTCCGATTGCGGGCCGATCAAGACATAGTCTTCAGGAAAACCCATAATCTTTTTCAATTCAGCAATCCGTAGCATACGCATCTTGATGTCGATGATGCCATAGAGAGCCATAAACTCCTTAATTTTGACGGTCATCGGACTGTCATCAGGTGTGACCTGTATGCCGATACCTCCTTCAACCTCTACCAGATAAGGCGGCATTTTGTCCATGCGGGCTATTAACGTGAAACATGGGTTGTTCACTGAGCCTCCTGCACTGGCAAACTGCGGATTCATAAGGTAATGCCATTTGCGGTTGGCTGTGATTACTTGCGAAGGCTGCTCTATGCTGCTTCCAATATTCGAGAAAGCTGTGCTCATTATCCACGGCTTGCAGCTTACCATATTGAACTTAGGCACCGTGGTTACTGTACCAACCGGTTGCTCAATGGATGTCGGTTTCCCGGTACCGTACTGGTTATCTATGAAAACAGAATTTACCAATGCCAACCTGTCTTTAGTCGTAATCGTCGGGGCTGGAAGTTCTACCGAATGGTTGTGGCCGTTTCCGTAGTAGGCCGACACGAAAGCGTGGTGGTCTTTACAGGTGATAGTTCCGGCAGGTCCTTCCACAGATATGTTCTTACTATCCGGCTGTCCGCTGAATTGCTTTGAAAGAAAGTTCACCTTGGCCAATGCAAGCCGTCCTTGTGTTGCCACAACCGGGCATGGCTCGTCAACGCTTGGTGCCTGGTATTTACCTCGATTCATAGAGTTGTACTTCACTAAGAAAGCCTCTTTGCCTCCGGCCACAAACTTAATCAGACCAGCATAGATGCGTTCAAGAGTTTTCTCGGCCAGCGGTTTCTTCCGGCAGAAGATACTTTCTCCCTCATCGGAGAAGTCAAGCACATCCTTGACAGGCTTCCACTTCTCCAGCCGACCGAACATATCGTTTTTCCCATCCTTGCAGTGTGTCGGTTCTGGGAATACAATAGGAAGGCCACGTTTAGCAAAGATACCGAAGAACCGCTTGCGGGTAGTATAGGCACCATAATCGGCAGCGTTCAGGATTCGCCAATCGAAGTCGTAGCCGTATCGCTTCACATTCCGTTTCCATTTCTCGTAGCAACGGCCTTTGTCCTTACTGATGGGATGCCCATGTTCGTCCATATCTCCCCAGCTCATAAACTCCTCTACGTTCTCTATCTGTATATAGTCAGGGTTAATGGCTTCGATGTAGCGGAACAGATGCTCAGCCAGTGTCCGGCTGTCAGCGTCCCGTGGCTGGCCGCCTTTGGCCTTACTGAAATTCGTACATTCAAGGCTGGCCCACAGCACAACCAGTGCATCAGGATAAATCTTCTTCATTCGTTCCACATGGGCCACCAAAGGAGACAGTTCCAGTGTTCTGATGTCCTCCGTGAAGTGCAGCGCATCCGGATGGTTAGCCGCATGGCTGGCGATGGCGTTTGCATCGTGGTTTACACATGCTATCACTTTAGCGCACTGTTCATCTTCGTAGCGTGCGTTTTCTACTCCGGTACTGGTTCCACCGGCACCGCAGAAAAGGTCTATATAGAGTAACTTTATCATATCAGTTCCATCTTTGAGGTCGGTTGTTGATTCTCTCCAAGTACGCAGCTATCTTCTTTTCCACGTTCTCACCGTTGCGGACGAAGATTCGTGTCCTAGTCTTGTCACCGGGGACAGCCACATACTTTCCATGTTTCTCCATCTCCCGCTGCCGGGCGATTTTCAATTCGGTTCCAGAAGGGTTCTTCTCCAAATCCACCTTGCGTGGAATCATCGGGTCATTTTCCGTTATCATTTTGCAAGATATTTGTTGATTATGTTACTCACTACAAGTCCGGCTTCATCACACATACCGGCAAAGTTGTCAGACAGTGAAGCGTTTTTCTCTTCATCCGGTATTCGTACTATGCTTCTCAGTTCTTTCAGTACGCGCTTTACCTGAAAAACTACCTGAGCATCTATTCCGTTTGATTCAAGTTCAGACTGGAACTCCAGTGCCGCACCCTCAAGTAAATCGGAGTAGATGAACAGCTTGTGCATCTTGTGAAGCATTTCTACCTTGAACTCTGGGGTATAGTCCTGAAGAAGTTCTCCCAAGGAATGTGGTTCCAGCTCTCTTTCAAGGGAGTCAATCTTATTCTTGATTTTCTGTGCTTTGGCAAAGTTCATGGATGAAATCAAAGCGATATACTTCTTTCTCAGCTCATTGAGCTTTCTTTCTGATTCTTGTCTTGTCATTTCTCTACTTTTCTGATGATTAAATACTTTGGCTCACCCTTGCGGAGATTGCTTAATGTCTCTTCGTCAACCTCTGCTTCTGTGAGTCCGTTCACGTTCATGTATTGTGGGAGACGGTATTTCTCACGTAGTCTCCTGATCAGGTTCCAGTCACGAGTCACCCAGTTGATTGTGATTTTCATATCATTTTCTCAGGCTTTCACCGCTGAAGAGGACGGTTTTTGTTATAGCTCTCAGCCGGTCAATGGTTCTTTCCCCATACTTCTCTCTCAGCTCGTCTATCGTGAGGTTGGTAGTCAGGATAAGAAGCTTTCCTTTCTTCTCGGCTTCGTCTGCCAGTTCGGCGAATGCAAGCCTTTTTTCGCCGTATTTGACGCTAAGATTCTCTGTCCCTATATCGTCAACGTAGATGATGTGTTTTTGCTTCACGGCGTCCAAATCTGCATTCATCTGCTGTGCATCGTAGCAGCTTACCACCTTGCGGCAGTAATGGTTAAGAACCAAAGGAAGAATCTTTCCGCAGATAAGGGTCTTTCCGCGTCCGCAGTTGCCGAAACACAGAAGTCCGCGACCTTCATTGCCGGCCAGCCAGCCTGCCACTTCTCCGTACTCAGGAAGCCATCTGGCATTTTCTCCAGTGAAGTACCTGATACCGGCCCAGAGAACTCTTTTGGCATCCGGAACGGTTACCTGTACGACGTTAGGAATAGGGGAGAAGCCCGTATCTTTGAGCCGTTCGATTGTCTGTTGAAAATTTATCTGTTCCATTTTACCATCCTTTGTCTTTGTATTTTTCAGTAGAATTATCTTTCAGAACTACGCCAATATCAGTTTTGGAATAAGCCTTTTTCTTGGCTTGGGATACTATTTCGTTGAACTTCGAATTAATGTTCGTTACGCTGAAGTTCTCGAATATCCACCCCTCTTTTATGGATGAAAGCAGATATTGAAGAGCATACAAGATTGATTCCTCAGCAACGTCCATCTGCTTTTGCTCCCGCTGAAACTTCAATTTCTGAAGCAACTGGGACATTGCCCCTGCATCTTTGGCCGTCCAGTAATAATCACTTCCGAACAACCGTCTGTAATGGGTTTCAAAAAGAGAACGAGCTTTGACATTAAGACCCTCCCCCTTGGGGGGTGTGGGGGGAATAATATTATTAATATCTTTATCTTTCTTTTTCTTATTGCCCTTACCTTGCCCCAAATCTTCAATTTTTTCGGCCATTTTTTGTGACATTGCCCTTAGCTCTGCCCTTAGTTCGCCCATAGATACCTTTAAATCACTGATTTCTTTATCGTTATCTATGCCCTTATCATTGCCCTTTGGCTTGTCCTTGACAGGATTGTAGTCGTCATAATTACACAAGGTTATAACTGTCATTCCCTGCTGATTGCAAGTTGTAATCATCCCTTTTTTCTTCAATTTGGAAAGGAAATACCTGACTTTCTTTTCAGACCATTTCCAACGTTTCATCAAAAACGATATGGATGCTGGGTATTGACCTCTTGAATAAGAGATTTCCCGACCTCCGATGAGTTCGCTATACGCCTCGTCGGTTGCCTCAAATCGTGCTGACTGAATCAAGTCAAGCCACGCTTCGCATTCCGAAAACTCTCGGGCAACTTTCCACATTTCATTCGAGAAAAACCTGCGGCTTAGCCTCAAAAATCCTTCTTCCATAGTTTTAGAATCTTACGTTAGTCAACTGCCTGTTATTAGAGTATACAGCCCATTTACCATTTCCACTATCAACAAGGCGAAGATCCTTCACTTCTCCAAATCGCTTTTTGTTTCCGCAAAGGTCTACAATCCATCCGGCCTCTTTACTCGGATGCGGACGGATGGCGCGGCCAACTATCTGATACCATAGGGCCAAAGACATTGTAGGACGTGCCATAACAATGGTGTCTAACTCAGGATAGTCAAATCCGGTTGTTAGTACACCCACATTGGCGACCACCGGAATTTCTCCAGCCTTGAACGCCTCAAGAATACGCTCACGTTCTTTTTTCGGTGTTTCTCCTGAAACGATGGCCGTTCCTGGGATGGACCAGGTAAGACGTTCAGCTTCCTTTAGAAAACGGGTAAACACCAATATACCTTTACGCTTAATCCCGCTTTTCGGATTCATAAGCCTTTGCACAATACTTACCAGAAACCCGTAGAAGTCGATACGTTCATACTCCTTTACAACAGACTTGTCTGTGTAGTCGGCTCCAGTAGTGTTCACCTTCAGGTTAAGTTCGTTCCATCCTAAAGGGTTCATTTCATAATAGTTCAGCTTTGACAAATACCCCATATCCAAAAGAGTGGAGATTTGAACCTGATAAATTACCTCAGAGAACACACATGGGCGTGTGCGAGTGATGAACTTTAACATGCTGCCGAAATCCCTGCTTGATGAAAGACGGTAAGGCGTAGCCGTCAATCCAAGGACTTTACATTTCAGCATCGAAAGAAATCTCTTGTACATTCCGTCTTTCGGGTTAACCAGATGACACTCGTCGATGATGATATTCTGAAAATGCTGGAAGAGTTCCGGATGGTTGACTACGCTTCCGATAGTGGCGAAAGTTATTCTTGAAATCTCCTTTCGCCCGAATGAGGCAGAGTAGATGGAACAGTCCAGAACACCATACGAACAGAGCTTCAGATAGTTCTGTTCGAGTATTTCTTTACTTGGCTGAAATACCAGCGTGTGCCCTTCAAGACGGCTGGCGATGTCGGCTATCACAAGACTCTTGCCGGCTCCGGTAGGCAGTACCATGATGGCATTGTTCTTCTTGGCCCTGTTAGCAAAGAAGCTGACTGCAGCATTACTGGCCTTCTGTTGGTAATCCCGTAAAACATAACTCATAATCCTTTCTCCTTACTCAGTTTATCTCCCAAAGCCTTGTAATACTTGGTGAGCTCGATTAATTCAAAATCAGTCCATTTCTTCGCCTGGCTTGCTCTCCATGCCAGCTTATCGAATCGTAGTTGCCCGATTTTAGCTTTCAGGTTCGTTTCATATTGTATCAGATGGTCGGCACTGAATCGGTTGCACGCCCGGCACTCGGCGTGGGCGTTATCCTCGTCAAAGCGTGTGGCCATGTGGCGGCGTGAATGGAAGTGTCCGCAATCTGCCTGTTCGTATGGCTTTATCTGGCCGCATGAGATACAACGGAAATACCCGTTCGGCATACAATCGCGAAGCCGGATATAGCGGCTGAAAACTTTGTCGAGTTTGGCCACTAAATCCGGCTTCTTCTTAATCTTGATACCTGCCTTGTCAAATAACGGCAAAGGCTTTTCTTTCTTCTTTTTAGGTTTCTTGATGTAATACGGCATAATTCATAATTTTAGTTTGTGGTACCGGCAGGATTCGAACCTGCATGAGTTGTCAGTTCTTTGCATCTATGGATTGACCGTCCAATCATTGAGCATAGCGTCTACCAATTCCGCCACGATACCAGGTACCCGTCTTTCCGGGCTGTCAGTTAATCAACATAAGCCATCGAGAACTCTTTTGGAATAAATCTTCCTACTGGAATAGGTTTAGCTGATTCAATAGAGGTATGAATATCTTTCTTCTCGTATTCATGCCCTTTTTCTTTGGCTTGTTTCTCATATTCTTCCTCTTTGTTTTTAAGCCAATGAGAAATAAGCATCATTGCCCTATCTACATTGAAAGTGTGAACAACAAAGGTTTGCGTTCTTTCCTCTTCATCATCAAAGGTTACTTTGGTTTCAATCTGGTAGAACTTCTTTTCATTAGGCTTTGATTCTTCCTCAGAACTTTCCAAATCCGTTTCATCCAAATATTCTTCTGAGACATTATCAATTTTGCGTTCTTTCAAATTATCAGTAAGGATGATACATGAATCAAACTCTTTCGCCATTGTCAAAGTAAAGCCTGACTGATAGTTTAATTCGATATAGTCTTTTAGGATGGCAATTACATTATCCAATCCGGTAGCATAAAGAAGAAATTTGTATTTCTTATCATCAATTTGGGCTTGTGCGATATAAGGATACAGACATTTGTTTTCATTCTCAAATGCCATTCGTTTTTGGTTGCTGACCTCTACCTCTTTAATCCCATCAGCTTCCATACTGAAACGGATTTGTGCAAGAGTGTCTTGGTCTATCAACGTGCCACGTGTAAAAAGAAGCTCATTTCTTTCGATAGTGATTGTTTCTTGAGTGGCTTCGTCTATAAAATCTTCATTCCATGTTTTATTACACGCCCTTTGCAAGATACATATTAAGCATCTTTGCCGGGTCTGACGTTACATATCTTAGCTCTGTTTTTCTTGTTTCTATCATATAAACTCTTTATTACGTTCGATTTCTTGTTGTGCAAAAATTAGCATCTGTTGTTCGTTGGCTGAAGGCAGATAGATGCCGGCCACAGATGCGCTCCAGTTACGAAAGCGGTCAATGCTCAAAGTCATCTCACCTGTTGTCAGTTCTGCAGAACTTCGCAGATAGGTTACTTCCTTGCCTTTCTTGTTGACCGTCTTTCTCTCAAACAAATCACGGTTGCAAGTCCTTTTGTAGAAGTCTATCTTTGCTTCGTCAAGGCTGCAACCGTACTCACTACCGAAATACCCTAAAAGCAGATGCAAATAGCTGTTCTGGGATAGCGTGCGGTTAGGAAGCTTCTTTCTCACTTCCACAACTGCATGCTCCTGGAACAGTTTGTTTACATAAGCCTTGAACTTGGGTATATCGTATTCATTCTTCAGATTGAATATGCTCATAGGCTAGAACGGTAAGTCGTCTTTGGGATTTCCGTTCGCATCTACATCAGGTGGAAACGCCTGTGTCATGGTTGGCGTTTGTGACGGTGCTGGTTGCTGTGCTGGCACGGATGCTGACTGGTGCATTGACTGACGGCCTTCCAGTTTATAGCAGCGGATGGACACCATACGTTTTAGTTGTCCGTCCTGATTTGTCCATTCCCGACCTTGCAGGGCAAAGGAAACCGTTATTACGTCACCGGTTCTGAACTGGTCAAGTTCGGCGCATTTGTCACCACTTACTTCAAGTGGCAGGACGTTCTCGTACTGGCTCCGTTCACCTGTATAGGGGTCATAGGTTGTGGCATCAAGAATAAATTCACGTTTCACAAACGGGTTGCCACCGCTTTTGGATGGGATTTCTTGGGGCTGGCCAATATAGACCAGCCGTCCGGTTATTTGATTAGGCATAATATATAGATAGAAGATTTGACGAATTAACTCTAATATCCATCAGAATTTTTCGCCGTTCATTTGTTATCAATGCGTAGGCACAATCTCTAGTAAGATAGGTCAGAAGTCCATTCTGTTCACCTCTAAGCTCATAAATCCTTCCATTGTATTCAATTTCATTCATTTATCTAGCCTTCTGCAAAAATTTTCTTATCGGTTATCAAATCTCTGTTGTCATTCAAGAACCGGATAAAGTCCTCACAATGATTTATAAGGATAGGTATATCCCGTGTCGGTACGAAAGTGTAGCTTTCAGTATAGGTTGATTTGAAGTCCGTAACATTATACTCAAATGACCTTACATCACTTCCGTTCTGCATCAGACAGTATGGATAAACCATGTGCTGCCAGTGGTCTTTGAATTTACCTACATAATAACTTCCGGTAGTCTTGATGTCATGTACTGACATCGGCATCAGTTCATCAATATAACCATATAGAAGAACACTTCCGAAACATGTAGGCAAAACAGCTTCAACCCGTTGCTGGGTCAAGGCCCCTTTGTAATAGTCTGCAAACTCACGGCAGATTGAGATAGGGAAATCGAACTGACGGCATTTATAGGTGGTTCTCAGTCCGATCAATGTCTGTCTGCCATCCTGCATGTCTGACAATAGTCTTTCCACCTGTACCTTGTCTGATTTCCGATTTTCAATCATACAGTCGACTACCTCATTGAAAGCCGTTCCCTTGTCGGCTGCTTCACTATCGAACGGGACACGGTTTATAGTGTCAATCAGGCTCTGAAACTGCTGCTGTCTGAACTCTTCGGGGGTATGTGGGGGATTCTCACTGAATCCCCAATACCTTTCCCAGATGGCATCACTTTTCAGATAGCTTGTAAAGGCATCCAAAAGTGTAGCATAGAACTTGAATTTAGGCTGCTTTGTCTGCATAAGTCTTTGTCTCTTTATCGAATACCAGCCCGAGAGCTTTTACTTTTGCTGAAAACAGATTTCTGGCCATATTCAAGGAACTGCCTACATGCTCAAACTCATTAATTCTTGACGCAAACTCATTTGCAGAACTGGCATCAGTAATAAGTTCGATGTTCTCTTTGATTTCAGCTATGACCTTATCATACTTTGCAGCTTCTTCTTTCTTTACCTGCAACATGCTCAGGTAGGGCATGGTTACCTTTGCAGTGATAAAGTCGTTCTTGGCTGTGGGATTTCCATTCTTGTCAAGAATTGTAGGCACCTGCATTAGTCCCGGCAAATTGCAGGTGTTTTTCCCGTCATTTCTTGATGTGGGGTCAAATGTGATTGTACGCTTCTGCATACCGTTCTCATTGCGCATTTCCAGATAACCCAGCAAATCAAGTTCTGTAACAATAGAGTTGTACGATTTTTCTCTTAAAGCAGGTATGAACACGGTGTCGTCACCTTCTTTCCGAGTGTCACGGTGGGCCACAAACACTACGTTCTTGTTCAGTGATGAAAGGGTTCGTGTCATCCATGAGAACTCAGCGTTGATACCTCCCCAGTCCTTGATTTGCGGCTGGCGTGTACCGCATTTGTAAGAAATGATGAAATCCATCATCTTTCCTATGGTATCCACTACGATTGTCTGGTATGCCGAAAGGTCTTCCTGCAACACCTGTTGTACATCCTGCCATGAACTTACCTGTACGATGTCTATACCGTCCAGATGTGCCATATTCACACGTTTCACGCCATTGTCAAAGTCAAGCAGCAACGGTTTCGGTGCGCTCAATGCTACTGTTGTCTTACCCATACCTGCCTGACCGTAAATCATCATCTTAACGGTGGAAGGAATTACTAATTCATTGGATTTCTTAATCAAACTCATAATGCAATAGTTTTAAAGTAATATATTAATACATCAATTTTGCATGTTTTATCACGTCCCAGGCATTACAAGCCCATCTGCTGTGTGGCACGCCTTCTTTGGTCTTGTATCTTATTCTTCCGGATTCGCACAATTCTTTCAGCCTTTTGAGACCGCCTACTATCGAAGCTGCTTCGTATTTCCCGAAAGACTTGTTGTTTAAGACGATTTTCAATACATCTTCGTTTATCATAAGCATTTTATTTTAAGCAGATAATTGCCGAGAAACCCGGATACTCTGTTGCTGATACCCGGTACTTCACGTCCATTTTGTTTTTAAGTGTCCCGATCAAGCGAAGGTCACGATTGCGGCGTGATGCTTCCAGCTTGATTCCGTTGTGCCGTTTCTTGTCATAGGGAACTTTGTAGATGTCCCCTTTCTTCATTTCGTCAAAAAGACGTACTGTCTGGTAGTTTTCGTCTACTGTAATTTCTCTAACCATAGTTTAAGTATTTGATTGTTTGCTGGCAGAACGGGACTTGAACCCGTGACTTCCATGCTAACCCTTACATGGTGTTCTACCGCCTGAACTATCTGCCAATAAAAATGCCGGACTTTCATGGCCCGGCATCTACCCATTTTCTATAACCCATAAAAACTAATCGACTAGTGCAACCAGCGATTTGACCATGTTCTTGAAGTTGTCAAACTTCGATTCAATCTTTTTCTCTTCTTCCATGTAATACAGCATTGATTTTCTGTATTCTTCGGATTCGCGTTGCAGATTCTGTGTGTATGCCACGAGTTCATCATGCGTCATACCCTGTAATTCCTCATTTGTTTTCATGTCTATTCTTTTTAATGTTATTGATTTCGGTTTCTATCTTCTTATCGAACAGCTCCCGTCTGTCCAGTTCTCGCGAACGTGCCGCCAGAATGGCACTGATGTCCGCAAATTCATCACAGATGCTTTTTATTGTTTCTTGCAGCTCGTTCATTGTCCAGTCTGTTTGCGATTGAAAAACCAGTGATTATAAACCCGACAAATCCTATCCAGTACATAGCAGACAGGTCTTGATTGAAGTGCATTACCAGAACGGACAATGCACAGAGAAAAAGTAGTATTTTCATAACCGTGTGTATTAAATATCGTTCCCGTGGGCGTTCCGGTGGTTGCCTTACTGCTTATCAAAGGTCTGGTAAGCCACGGGTATATATAGTTCATGCTGGTGTCTAATCAGTAAAGATTGTCTTTGTAGCCGGCCTACGGCCACCTGCAATCGTATAAGTGTCTTTTTGTTGTCTGTGTGATTCGTATGCTGCGTTTGCTTAGTGCAGCCCTTTACTCATACTCTTTTCACACAGCCGTTATCGCTACTCAGTCGTCCGTTTCACGTCAGGCTTAACGGTAAGCCTAAATTTCCATCATGTCAAAGAACCAATCAAGTAGAACCCTGCCCGATTCTCGCTATCGGTTGCCGTTCAGTCCGTCAGCAGGGTAGGTGAGTTACCAGCGTGTCACTGCCATGCCTTGTGATAACTGAAGGCTGATGTAGTCCATGCCATCATCTTCAGGCAGGTTGTATTCTTCAAGAAGGGCTTCGTATTTGTTCACCTCTTCAGTAAGTACTTTGATGTATTCTTGCTTGCTGTCAGCATTGAAAGCCCTGCATAAAGTCTCTTCATCTGCGTTGTAGGCGAAATTCAGGTCTTTGTACAGCCCGTCAAGTTCTTCTTCGATTTCGTGGCGTGTCATAGTCATGCGATGTTTAAAAGGTTAGCTTTCTTGAAGCATCTGTATTTTTGTCTCTCAGTATCGAAGTACACCTGAACAGTGTCATTCTTCTTTCTGCTTTCACCTGATGTGGCTGGTATCAGATTTTCTTTTAGCGTGCCATAAGCCTCTCTGATGCTGCCATCTACCTTTTTGAAGTAGAATTTTACGATTCTTTGCTTCATTGCAGCTTTCAGCTTCATGTTTGCCCAGGCGCATTTCATTGCTTCACTCATAGAGAAACCGTTTCTCTTTACCAACTGCCATGCAAGGCTCATAATCTCGTGTAATACATTTCTTTTCATAATCGTGTGAGGGTTAGTTGTTTTTTACTATATTTGTTTCGTATCAAAGTTTCGATATGCAAATATAGTATCTAAAAAGAAACCATAAAAGAAGATAGTTTCTTTTTAGATACTATACAACATTATTTAACGATTAAGAGTTTTAATACATTATTATATGAAGAAAGAAGGTTGGATTCTAACGCTTAGCATTGTTGCATTATGCCTTAGCGTATTTTCTTTTCTAATGTGGTTTTGTGAGTACAAACCTATAACATGGTCACTACTTGACGTCTGTTTCTCTGTTATATCTGCTGGGATTACAGTATTTGTCGCGTCTCAAGTGTACCACTCGTTTACGCTGGTTAAAAAAATTGACGAAAGGAACACACAATTAAAGAACGACTTCGAACAAGAGTGCAGAAGACAGATAGATGAATTTAAAAATGAATTTAGGAATTGTATGATTAGTTATGACAACAATGTAGAAGCTCTTGCTACACAATTATATGCTATTAGTGTATATCTACCCCACAATAATTATAAGATGACTTTAAAGACTCTTATGGATGCCCTAGAAAAAGCAAACAAATCTAGAAATTACGAAATTAAAGGAATAAAAAATCCATCACATGGGATTATTTCATTTATACAGTACCTTAAAAAGAAAAATGGAGAGATAACACTAAATGCCAAGGAAGTTGAAAGATATAAGTTAATATTGGCAGAAACAAAAGATAATGACGCTATAGACCTGATACCTTATATTCAATCACTATTGGCATGAAGAAATGCCATTATAACAAGTAATGAAAGCAAAAGCATGAACATAGCCATAGGCCAAGCACCTGACATTAACGCCCAAATATCAATGACGATGTTTATAAATAGCAAGGCTGATAATATAACCAATAGAAAATTCTTATCCACTTTGTTGTAGGCGTTACGCAAGTCTTCGAATAGGTCTTTAAATGGGTTCATAGATTCTTCAAATAGAACACCCACAATAGGTACGAGCTATCATGGGTGCATATATTAAACCTCCCGGAGGAATGTTTAACTGATTGTTCCTGTAACACCTCGTACTTGTTACAGTGTAAATATAGTATCTTAAAAGATACCTTCAAATAAAATTATAACGATTTATGGGAAATTCGGTAAAAGAACGATTCTACGAAACTATGGAAGCCCTTAATTTAACAGATTATAGGGTATATACAGATGTTGAGGGCATTACAAAAAATATGATGGTTAAATTAAGAAATGGTGAAACAAGCGAAGTTTCTACAAAAATATTAATGCCATTCCTTAATAAATATTCTGAAGTTGATGCTAATTACATTTTAACAGGTCGTGGAACTCCACTGCGCCAGCAACCTGAAGTTACTCAAATATTTCATCCTAAGAGCATAGAAAAAACAGAGGAAGATGGATTGATAACCCTTTATGATGTTGAAGCTGCTGCAAACTTGAAATCCCTGTTCGATAACAAAGACCAGAATATCCTTGGACAAATCAATATTCCAAATATCCCTAAATGCGATGGGGCTGTTTATGTCAAAGGGGATTCCATGTATCCATTACTTAAATCTGGTGACATCGTAGCATATAAGGAGGTACCTTTAGAAATGAGTCATATTTTCTTTGGAGAAATGTACCTTGTGTCAATAGATCTGGATGGAGATGAATACTTAACTGTAAAATACGTCCAGCATTCAGAAAAAGGTGAAGACTGGATAAAACTGGTAAGTTACAATCAAAACCACCAACCCAAAGATTTTCCATTATCTTCTGTGAGAGCTATGGCTTTGGTAAAATTGAGTATTAGAATGAACACAATGAAATAATATGGGACTTTATTTTAGGAAAAGGGTGAAGATTTTTCCTGGGGTGCATTTAAACATAAGCAAAACAGGGACAAGTTGGTCTGTAGGTCCGCGTGGAGCTTCAGTGAATGTGGGTAAGAAAGGAGTTTATGTGAATACCGGGATACCAGGAACTGGTATATATTCTCGGACTAAAATATCGGGAGGTAGTAGTAACTATGATAGAGATAAATATTATTCTTCTAAGCGTAAACAAGAAAATGAAGCAATTAATAGCAATCCGTTGAGGTTTATTTTGACATTTCTGTTTTTACTGGCTTCAGTAATGATTCCGTTACTTACAAGTGCTTCATGGATTTGGTTTCCTATACTCGCCTTAATTGGAATTTGTTGTGCTTTTATTCCTGATAGTAAAACGGAAGCTAATAATTTAAACTATAATGCTGATAAAGTAGAACCTATCCATATAATCCCGGATAAAGTTATAAACATATCAGAAGAGAAATACGTATCTGAAAATACTTCTACTCTAAAAGAAAATGAGTCTCATAGAGAAGAAAATATTTTAAAGGATTCCGTGATACATAAATTAGATCCATTATTTGAAGAATCGGCTCGTTTGGTCGTGAATCAGCAGCAAGGAAGTACTTCTCTTCTTCAGCGTAAACTTATAATAGGATATAATAGGGCAAGAAGGATAATGGGATTGCTTGAGAAAGCTGGGATTGTTGGACCAGCAAATGGAGCAAACCTTCATGACGTGCTTTGTAAGGATGAAGTTGAGTTGGCTGAGAGGTTAGAAAACCTGAGTGATGACATGTTCCAAGAAACAACAAAAGATACTAATATAGAGGATAATTTTGATAAGAGTTCTCGGCTTGTTAATATTGGAATTGATTTAGAAAAAGAAGGAATGATTGATGAAGCTATTAATGTGTATGAGAAATCAATCATTTACAGATTACCGCTTAAGCACCCATACGAGAGACTTGCTATCCTTTACAGAAAAAGAAAAGATTATGAGAATGAAATCCGAGTTATAAAAATTGCAATAGAAGTCTTCATGAAAGAAAATGAGAGAAGAGCCAATATGGTAATTGATGAGGATAATTCTATGTATAATCAAGTAATGCAAGCATTAGAGACCAACGAAAGTATTAAGTATGAAGATGGGAAATGGGCTTTCGTTCAATATGATGTCATGAGTTATATAACAAGACTAGAAAAGGCACAAATTTTACTTGATAAATCAAAAAACAAAAAGGAATGAGAAGAGTATTGACTTTGTTGATGGGATTGTTCTTTTTCTGCACATTTCATGCACAAGAAGTAGTAAGATATGTAACGGCAAACCTAAATTTAAGAGATTCTCCTGATGTAACATCTTCTATTATTACTCAGATTCCCAGAGGTACTGCAGTTCTAATTGATGAGGATTGTGATTGCAAATGGATTCCTGTTAGTTATAATGGGTATATTGGATATGTTTCAACGAAGTATCTTTCAAAAGAAAAAGTTTATTATTCTTCTGAAAATCATTCGTCAGGACAAATAAGATATTATACGAATTCTAGAGGTGAGAGAGTTCAGTCTCCTACATATTATTCTTCTGCACCTCCTGGGGCAACTGCTTTATGCAGAGATGGAACATATAGTTTTAGTAAAAGCCGTAGAGGAACTTGCTCTCATCATGGTGGTGTTGCAAAATGGTTAAAATAGAGATTTATGATAGTAACAACAACAAATAGTATAGAAGGATATACAATAAGAAAATATATTGGGGTAGTCAATGCGAATGTGGTAATAGGTACAAATCTGTTTTCCGATATTGCAGCCTCTTTGACAGATGTATTTGGGGGACGTTCTGGAAGCTACAAGAGTAAATTGACTACAATTTACGACGAAGTAATGAAGGAACTGACTGGAAAGGCTGAAAGTTATCATGCAGATGCAATCGTCGGTTTACATGTGGATTTTGACGAAGTTTCTGGCGGTGGCAAATCCATGTTTATGGTTTCCGCATCCGGGACTGCTATTACATTGGAGAAAACTACTCAAGACAGATACTTTCTGTATGACTTACTTGAAAAAATCTACGACTATAAAGAGAAAGGAATATTGACGGAGGAAGAGTTTGATTACGAAAAGAATCGAATTTTGAGTCAACACAGAAATCCTATCTCGGAAGAGTATAAAGGCATTTGCCAAGAGCAAGAGGAAAAGGAGAGAGAAGAGCTTCTGCGTGAGGAAAGAATAAACGAAGCAAAGGAGCTTTTAAAGAAACGTACTGGGTGCTCGATTGATGATATAGAAAAAATTGATGAATATCAGCTACAGGCTGTGTCCTATGATGATATTGATTTTGACCCCAATGATTCCATGCAGTATATAATCTCCAAGTTCATAAGATTAAACCGCGTTCCTGAAGCATGTAAATTCTATATGGAAGAAACGGGACTTGAGGATTTACAGTCCGCAATAGATTTCTGTCTCAATGTATATAAACAAATGTCGTCCGTTGATGAGGAGAAAGTTGCAGCTCTTATTCCCAAACTCAAGGTTTTAAAGAAACGTGGATTTATAGAACAAGCAGTATCAGAATATCAAAAGATGACAATATCGGATAAGCAAACATCTGAAGCATTCATACTTTCTTTAGAGATTTGATAGGTATCCGACAACAGGATAGGGAAGGCATTCAAGTAGAAAAAATGTTCTAATGAGTATCCTTATTCAGCTTAAATTAAATTGTAAATAACTGATACTCAGTGATTTTATATAATTCTTAGATAATCATTCGTAATGAGTAAGTCGCGGGTTCGAGTCCCGCTTTCGGCTCCTGCTGATTCAATCTTAAAAGAGCCTGTTTTTCAGGCTCTTTTTTTGTGTATGCTCGGCATGAGCATTGTCTAACGGGTGCAAGTCCCGAGTAAGCCCTAAT